AAGCCACGATGACACCGAGCGGGCCGGGCAGGTGTCGGTAAAACATGCGGTTTCCTCTCGTGAGGTTGGGACTGTGTTGGCGGGTCGTGCAGGATTCGAACCTGCTGCCGCTAATCGCCATTCGCGGCACTCACCAGAGCGACCCGACGTGCTATTCGCCGGCAGGTGTGACGTGCTGGATTCCCGCGATCACTGCATTGTTCAACGTGGGCGGATCCGGTTCGAAGCTCGCGAAGTAGGCGTCTACCTGGGTGTCGTGGGTTTTCTGCCCGACGTTGTAGGGCGGTCGGATGCCGGCATCGAGGTAGGCGTCCATCTGTGCGGGGGTGACCTTCGCTTCTGCGGCGCGGGACAGGTCGCCGTAATACTTCTCGTCCTCGTATCGGCCGTAAAAGTAGGCTTCGTCGCAGCGTTCGGCGTACTCGTAGTAGCTGTTGATGTGGGCGATGGCTTCACGCGTCAGGATCGGCATCGGCGTGTCCTTTCGTGTCGTGTGGTGGCTGGTTCGCGCGGGGAACATCGTTGGTCCCCTCGCAGCAGCGTTGGTGCGGGAACCAGCCACCACCATTCAGTGGGTTCAGGCGCGGTTGCGGACCTCGGCGAGGAGCGCCCGGAGGTCACCCCACGTCACCCCCGGGCTGTCGAACCCGTGAATTGCTTTCCGGGTGGCGGTGACAACGAATTCGTTGTCTGGTTTGCCGGTGTAAGCCGCGACAACGTGTGCGAGCCGATTCGCCGCTGCGGCCCGGTCGTTGCTGGGGTGGGGGATACGTGTGCCGATCTTGTCGAGGACGGAGGTACGGAACGCGGTGCCGTGGTTGGGGTCGTCGGCGTCGACGAGCGAGACGGCGGGGCTGCCGTCCATTTCGCTGGTGAAGGTCTTGCGGACTTTCCAGGTGGTGCCGTCGGCGTGGACGAGGTCGCCGATGTTGTAGGTGGTCATATTGGTTTGCTCCTGGAGTACGTAGGGGCGGGTCAGATGCGGTGGAGGGCGGGCATGGTGGCCCGGTAGTCGGCGGGGCAGTGGACGCGGTACAGGGTGTCGCCGATGAGCAGGACGTCGCCGTGGATGACGCGTTCGGCGGGACCGTTGGCCTGGTCGCTGGTGTAGGTGAGGGAGGCGCGGCCGTGGGTGACGGTGACGGCCATTTGCCCGCGGTTCGACAGTTGTCCGCGTCCGAGCCCGTAGAACACGTTGGTGAGCCCGGTGCGGTAGCGGGTTCCGGGCGCCTGCACTGCGAGTCCGATGGTGAGGGTCGGGCGGTAGGCGGCGTGGAGGTAGCGGTTGCGGATGGCTTTGCCGGCGGTGACGAATTGGGCGCGGGTGACGCTGTAGCGGGTGTTTCGCATCGTCGTGCTCCTTGGTTCGGTTTCCGGTGCCAGCCGGTTTGCTGCGTTGACACCACAGTATAGGAACTACACCAAAGTGTAAACACCTTTGCGCAAACTCATGCTGGGGAAGTTTTGGCGGCCGAGGCGGTGGGTGTGGGAAACGGGCAGTTCGACGGGTAGGTGTCGCTGTCCGTCATCCCGGTGAGGTTTAAACCATGGCGTAAACGGCTCTCTAAGCGATCGAAACACCTTGGGGGTACACAGATGCCATGGAAGGGGGGAAAGTCCGCGAGAGAGCGTCCTACGGAAGCATTACGGGGCCCTCTGGTTCGAACGCTGAGCCGACCTTGCCCCGAATCAGGGTTGCCGGCGAGAAATCCGCAACGAACCCGCGCGAAATCCGCAGCCTCGCGCCCGCGGTCGTTTGGTCACCTCAGGAAGAACCACGGACCCCACGCTGAGAGCCGTAGGGACCTCGAAAAGAGCGGCAAAAGCAGCCCGGGGAATCTCCACGTCGAAAACCGGCAGTTCCCGAAGGGGTCACGGAAAAGATGCAGCAGCATGCATTTGCGGCGTCTTTCAGCCAGCCACCTATGGGACGTGAGATCCGTTCTCGACGAATCGGCGCGCAGCGTGTTCGTCTGTTTCGCAACCACGTTGCGTTAAGTAACGCGCGCCCGCGTTCAAGTCACTCCGCGCACGCGTATATGCGCACACGTTCACTCGCTCTCCCGCGCGCAGGGGTAGACCGCCGGGCGTGTCGCGGCCCTCGTGCCCACCCCCGGTTGCGCGTGCGGTTGCCGATCGGCGTTGCCGCGCAGGAGATTTGCGAAATTCGTGGTTTTACAAAGCAAATAGAATTGCTTTATGGGGCTTGAGAATCGTTCTCGATCGGGTGCACCGCTCGAAGACTACGAACCAATAATGCGGCGCGTTGAACACCACCTGTACATAGTCGAGATACTTGAGATTGGCGTGAAGGTGGGCATCACAAGCGACCCGCGCGGAAGGATTGCCCAACATCGACGAGACGCCGCGGCCTACCGTCGAGAAATAGGGCGAGTGTGGATTTCTATGCCCCATGCCGACGCCCGCGCGAACGAGGAAATACTTAAACGACTCGGAGATTCCGGACGTGAATACATGGACGTGGACTTCGAAACCGCGCTGACACGCGCTCGGCGCCTCAGCATGGCCCGCGCAACGGTGGCGCGACGCCGGCGCGAGGAGCTGGTTGAGTCCATGCCCGTCGAACTGCCTCGCCAGGTTCCTACGCCCCCCAGTGGAGAACGGCTGGTTCACGCGGATAGCTACAGGATCGACGAAGCGGCGCAGGAGCTACGTGTCATGGGGTTCGACACTGGCAAGCGTCGGCTCACAAAGTTGCTGCGCGAGTTCGGTTGGGTATACCGCGACCGGTGGGGTGACCTCAGGGCCGATCTCGAATCGGTGCGCTTGGGGATGGTAAGGGATGTGGAGGCCAACGAAGTTGAATCCGGTGGAGTGGAATTGACATCCTCCGGTCTGGATCAATTGATTTCGTTGTTTAGCGAGGAGATGGCCGCATGAGCGCGAATATGGAACTGTTGTGCACGATTCAGTCTGCGTCACTGGGGGTGAGCCGTGAATTACGACGCCTGGATGACGAATTGTTGGAGCGACGAGAGATTGTTCGTGAGCCGTTGAAGAATGCGATTCGTGCGGCGTTGGATGCTGGTGTGCCGCGGAAGGATATTGCGTCGGCTGCGGGGTTTTCGTGGATGCGCTGCTATCAGCTGATTGGCGGTCGGGCGAGCCGTAGCTAGTCGTCCTGGCGCAGAGCCCCGGATCCGTGTTGGGTTCGGGGCTCTCGTGCGCCTAGTCAACTGCTCAGCGTTTCGCGCTGTCACGCCGTGACAAACCGTGACATGTCACGTGACATGCACGCGCATGTATCTCGGTGTTTCCGCAGGTCAATTACCAATCCGATTGGTAATCCGATCACCAATCCCGAACGGTTTCGATCACCAATCCCGAACCCTTTCGGAAGGGTTTCGAAACCCTTCGCGAACCCTTCCGGAACCCTTCGGGACGCCGTTCGAACGCCGTTCCTGCCCGTTCCCCGCCGTCCTCCCGACACCCTCCGGACGGTCTCCGGAAAATTCCGGAGGGTGCACGGAGGTTCCGCGGAAAGTGTCGGAGCTTCCTACGTCTTCCGTCGGAAGCTCCCGGATCCTCCTCGCCGGCGCCCGTTCAGGGCTGTCTCGTTGACGCGCCGAAATTGGGCCTTGTTTACACCGCAGTGTTGTGACTAAACTCAAGTGCAACACCACCGGCTGGCACCGGTAAGAACCGAATCCCCGAGGAGCATCCGATGATCGACCCCGACATCTCGACCCTCACCCCGATCCCCATCTGCGGGCACATCAACACCTGCGACGTCATGTACTCGCCGGAAATCGGTTACGTCACCGTCTGCGACCAGGCGGGCCCGTTGACCGAAACCTGCTGCTGGTGCGGCAACCCGGCCGGGGACACCTGCCACGAACTGCACTACCGGCCCGGCGGCTGGGACTACATCGGTCGCGCCCCGCTGTGCGGGCCGTGCGTCAGCATCAACGACAACCTGTGGGCGTCCGCGTGACCGGGCTCGCCGACATGTTCGGCATCCAGCGCCACGAACTATGGTTCGTCCCGGTAGCGGTTCGTTGGCAGCACTGCGACGAATGCCCTTCTTCCGCCGTCGTATCAGTCGATGTCATCACAGCGGGGGAGTGCGGCACGCACTACTTCTGCCTCGACTGCGCCCCCGACCACATCCGGTACCTCGCCGAATGGGGCGACTGCGACGACCTCACCGTCTACGCCCCCCACTCCCTCAACAACCAGCTCGCCGCCTGAAAGGGGCCCGCCATGCGTCACAACGAGATCACCACCGCCGCCGTCCGGGACGCGCTCGGGCTGCCCGCCGACCCCCGCATGACCATCGACATCGACTGGGACGGAACCGACTTCCGCGGCACCTACTGTGTCCGCACCGGCGACCCCGCCGCCGTCCACGTCGACTTCTCCCTCATCGAGGTCGACCATGACGGCCCGTTCACCGTCGCCGGAGCTGACGCCTACTCGTGGGAGTACGCGGGGCAGGGCTTGTCTCGTCTGCTCGCTCATCCGGGATTGAACGACGACTACGGCGTGCACGTGACCGTGCTCGCGTGGGCGGCCTTGTACGCCCCGCATCGGGCGGCGGCCTGATGTCCCGCCTGTGCCCGGACTGTGCCGCCTGCTACGACGGCTGGCGGTTGTATGGGCTGATCGGGCCGATACCGCGGTGGCGTCAGGATTCCCCGAACGGGAAGAACGTGGAGCTCTACAAGGAGCGGTCGATCGAGATGTGGCGCAAGTACCGGGAAGAACGTAAAGCGCTCGCGGACTGGCAGTGCGAGTTCATTCGGGACTTGTGCGCCCGCGAGCATCAGGCGCCCGAACAGGCGGCGGCGTGATGTCGGCCCCGCGCGCTGTCACCGAATGGCGGAAGGCGTACGGCGAACTGCTGCTCATTGTCGTGTTGGCGGTGTGCTCGGTCGCGCTGCTGATCCTCGCCGCCGGCGCCGTCTCAAGCTAACCCCAATCAATCAAGGAGAACTTGTGAACCTCAAAGACGGATCGGTGTTCGATCCCGGTCTCGAAGCCGCCGCGGAAGCCATCTACGCCGAACTCGGCGACACGATCTACGGGGATGCGTTCGACCGTATCCCGTGGGATCGGTTGCCGTTCCTGACTCAGCAGCGGTTCTGCAAGGCGGCGTTGGCTGCCCGGAACGTGAGCGAGGTCGTGTGGTGAGCGACAACGTCAGTATCCGGTATGCGTTGCGGCTCCCGAATGGGGAACTCGCGCACGACGTCCGCCGCGAGTTCCTGTGCGGTTACCCGAAATCTGAGGTTCTGCCGAATGGCGCTATCGCTCTCCTGTGGGGCGAGGATGAAGCGCACCATGTGAGTCAGACTCGCGCCGCCCTTGCTGATGAGGTGAGTAAGTGGGGCCTGGACGAGTTGCTGAAGGAACAGTCGATGGTGGTGAAGGTGCGGACCACCGTCGAAATCCTCGACCCTGAACTCGCCGGCGACCCCGTCGTAGACCATGAGGTCGTCGAGGATGAGCCTCGGACTTGGCGGCGCGCCCAGGATATCCCGATGGGTGTTCGGTTCGTGCCAGCCGCAGGGAACCGTCACTACAAGCGGGTGTTGAACGGCGCGCGCACCGTCAACCTGGACCCGTTCACTGAAGGCCACCACTACGGGCATCAGTCGCTCAACGAGATGCACCCCGAAGGCTTCAGCGAGGTCCGGTCATGACCGCCCGAGTTGTTGACCTCGAATCTGTGCGTGCCGCAGTGCTCGATCTCGCGCGTGACCTGCGTTTCGAGGGGCAAGGTCGTTACGCGGAGATCGCTGTCCAGATCGCCCGACAGATACCCCGGGAGGACACCGAGTGACGGCGCCGCGACGATTCGCGATCCGGGTTTGGTACACGCCAGACCCGATGGGGGAGCCGTCCGAAGGCTGGCAGCGGGACGACATCCCCGACCTGATAGCAGCCCTGGAACTCGTCGAGTCCTTCCAAGCGGTCACCGATCACCTCGCAACCCGCGGCGTGCAGGACCCCGCGAAATGGGGTGTCGAACGCTATGAGCGCGACGCATTCGGCGGCTGGGACTGGTTCACCGTCGACCAACACGAGTTGAACGAAGTACGCGCGGTGATGGAATCCATCGCCGCCTAAAAGACCTCGACTGTTGACCGCAGCGACCCATGGAGCAGCGCGCTGAGCGGCAGCATTCGAGGGGGAGCGCGGCGCCCGAGATCGACCCAAAGTCTTTCGGGCGTCGCCCCCACCAAACACCAGCGAAGGAACGTAATGCGAATCAGCGACATCAAAATCAACTGCGAAGCCCAAACCGAAATCGACGGCAGCCCCGAATGGGTAGAGACCGAAGCCGACATCACCGTCAACGGCGGCTACAACCCCAACGTGGTGCTGGAGTTCTACGCGAACGACAAGTTCCAAGCCACCCGCATCCCGGCAGACGAGATCATCGCACTCGCCGAGCTGGTGAAAGCGCAGTTGCGGTGAGTCGACAGTCAGGCGATAGCGCCGCTGGCCCGAACCCGAACGGGTGCCGGTACTGCGGCGCTGATCGTGAACGGCATCTACAGCGTTGGGTGCCCGCAGTGAAATGGCATCTCTGGACCGAACCCACCAACGAGCAACGCAAGGCGAGACTGCTCGCCCGACGGGAGACCCGATGACTCGCCTCCTGCACGAGAACAGCGATAAACCGCATCGTTGCCCGACCTGTCACGCCGTAATGCCGTACCTGTATCGGCCGCTCCGCCGCTGGCTGTACGAGCACCAGTCGATAGACCACTGGTTCCCGCGGCGCTGCCGGAAATGCGGCGACGTGATCGCTGTACCAGCTTGGTTGGCCCGCATCGCCCGAATCACCGAAACCTACTGATAGGAGACCCGATGAACCACGTGTACGTGCTTGAATCCCGCCCGGACAGCGACGAGCACAGCAGCATCGACGGCGTGTTCACAACCCGCGAAGCAGCCCGAGTCTACGCCGAACGCATGGCAGGGCAGTCGCTCGAATGGCACACCGGCCAGCCCGGCAACGATCCAGACCACAGTCTCGCTCATGCCATCCGCGACGGTGTCTATCCCGACACGGGCGAGTTCTTTCGCTATGTCGACGGCTACTACATCACCCGCCGCACCCTCAACCCCACCTACTTGGAGGACTGATGACCTACAACATCCCCCGCATCCGCGGCGTCCACCGTCACGTTACCCGCAACCCCGAAACACTCGATCAAGGCTCGTGGATGACGTGCCTCGCCGGCCACACCGTTCGCCTCTACGGTGAGCACGGCCTGTTGAAGCACCCCGACCCGCGCGCGTCCGGTGTGCAGGCCGTCCACTTCCGGACCGGTGAACTGCGCGGTACGGAAGACCTCGCGGGCGAACTCCTCGGACTGCACCGAGAGGAAGCCGCTGGATTGTTCGCCTGCAACAACCAGGACGCTATCGCCTGGCTGGAAGACATCCTCGCCGCACACGACACCGCCGTATGGGATCGGTACGTCGCCGAACTGTCCGGCAATGACACGGGGCGGGTGATCCGATGAACGCCGAACAGATCCGGGCCCAGTACGTCGAGGTGCTGGCTCGCGCCGAGTTCGAGGAGAACCATCGAGCCGAGATCAAGACGCAGGCGTGGGAATGGGGCAACGTCGCGGAGGGGATGCGGGCCATGTACCGCCGGTCAGCCACTCGGGCCGTCGATGCTCTCGCCGCGGCCGGGCTGCTGCCGGTAGAGGCGGTGCGTCGGGACCGCGTAGACCTGACCACCGGCGACGAATATCTGGTGCAGCAGTACCGCACCGACTGGCGGGCGGTGGAGTCATGACCGAATCCCGTCTCCTCGGCTCCGACAACAAGCAGTGGCGCCGTCTCTCCGACGGCTCGACATGGCCCGTGATGGAGCATGATCCTGATCTCGATGCGGTGGAGTGGCGGTTGCGGTACGCGTCGGATCACCTCACTCGCGAAGACCTTCTGTACGCCGCATCCGTGATGTCCGCCTATCGGCATCTGGTGTATGAGGCGTCGCAGAAGAGGGTTGCCCTGGTTCGTCGTGAACTGAGCGAGCCGCTGTCATGACTCGTCACGCCACCTACCACGGCACCCTCACCAAATACGTGCAGCAAGGATGCCGCTGCCGGCGCTGCCTCGAAGCGTATGAAGCCGATCAGCAAACCCGGGTCGGCGGGCTCGACTCGCCCCTGTACGCGCGCATGGAACAAATCGCCGACTACTTGGACTGGGCACAGAAAGGCACCCCGGAGTACGAGCAGGCATTCAAGGACTACCAGGTCGCGTTGCATGCTCTCGCCGGGTTGAGGGCCGCTGAAGACGTAGCCCTTGAACAGCCTGAATGCTGGCGGCCGGTCACCCTCAAACCAGGCAAATCACCGAGTGCACGCGGGTATGCGCACGCTGTCCCTCGCGCGCACACATCCTCCGGGCACGCCGCCTAAAACCCTCATCAAACAAACCGGGAGATTCAACACGAATCTCCCGGTTTGCACTATAGAATAAATGAGCCACTACGGTGTAGAGTAGTGATCAATCGAGGCAAGAGCCTCACCTTCCCCTCGCCCCGTTTAGGAGCTATCTGTGACCGCACCCCGTGTCGACCCCAGCAATCCGCAAGCCGCGCACCCGGAGACCGCGGCGGTGTGTGCGCGCCCGGAATTCGATGAGTGGGCGCGGAAGCATCGGGGGTCGATCTGGGACTACGCGATCGATGGGGAAGGGGATAAGGCTGCTGCGTCTCGTCGGAAACACGCTGCCCGCCTGTGCATGTCCTGCCCGCTGCGGTCGAAGTGCCTGGACAGGCATACAGCGTTGGTGGCGGAGAACCTGCGGAAGATGCGCGCCGACCCCAACTACTCGTCCGGGGTGCGTGAAAAAGACGCGCTGATCCCGGGTGTGTGGGGTGGCCGCATCTTCCCTGACCGCCCGCACGCAGACCCGGTCGGACAGACGTCGTTCATTTCGAAAACCGACTGCTGGCCCAAAGCCGCATGAATCCAGGAGCTATACCCGTGAACCAGAACGAAGCGTCATGTGACGCGACAACCCGGATCGGAGGATTCGGCGGTGTCTGCATCGACGGCACCATCAAATGCGAACGATCCGGTGAACACGACCTCCACTTGAACCATTCGCACTGCCGCATGGGCCACTCGTGGGTCACCACCTTCACGCCCCGCGATCAGCTCGCCGAACTCATCGGCGACACCTACCAGGACGACTACGGGCTCCCAGCCGATGGGACATTCCAGGACTGCGCAGACGCCGCGCTCGCCGCTGGCTGGCGTCCACCCGCCCGCGTCATCGAGACGCCCGAAGCGCTCGACGCTCTGCCGTTCCTCTCGATTGTCCGAGAAATTGTCGGTCCCGCTCCGGTATCGGGATGCGACTACGGGGCCGTATGGGAACGCCGCACTTCCGGTTGGGAGTGCATTGCGGCAGGCATTCGTCACAACTGGGTTCGGTTTCCCGCGCGCGTCCTGTACGTGCCAGACGAGAATGGCGCCCCGTCGTGAGCGCATCCGATCGGCGGCTGACCTTTACGCAGACCCCGTTCAGTGAGCAGTACATCGAGAAGCTGTCGGGTGCTACGGGGATTTCGAAAGCGGAACTGTACAACACCGCCGTCCAAGCGCTGGCCGTTCTCGTCGGTGCGCACAAGCGGGGGACCGAGTACGTGATCCGGGACAACACAAGTGGTCGCACCATGCACGACCCTGCCCTGCCCGTCATTTTGGGAAACATCCTCACCGAACTCGGAGGCGACCAGTGACCGCGCCCACCATCGACGACCCCGCATCAGAACTGATGTACCAGACCGGGACAGAACTCGGGTCTATCGAAGTCACCGGGCCCAACGGGTTCTTCACCGTCATCGGGCGCGCATGGGAGACGAGCGACCGTGATGCGGCAATGACCGACCTCCGGATCTTGATCGCATCACTCGTGCGCGCCTACCCCGAAACGCTGCCATCGCAATAGCCGCACCACCCAAGTCATCCAACGAACCGCCACTAGAGGAGAGAACCGTCATGCATGAAACCGACGCCTACCGCGACGAACAGGGAAACATCCGCCAGCGCGCCGACGACGGGATCATCGTCGTCGCCGAAGTAGCGGACCGCGAATGCGTCGAAGCGCGGATCGTTCAACTCTTGCAGTCCGACCGCGACGATATGCGCGCCGCGGAACTGTGCGACCGCTACAGCGCTGCCCTGGCCCTGATCGACCTGGAAGCCGCGAACGGAGACCAGAAGTGACTGACCGCAAACTCACCGACCGCGACCTTCTCGAACTGATCTCCCTCCAGCAGAAAGACGAATGGGAAGGCGACCTTCAGTACACCGTCGAAAACTGGCCGTGGCGATTCGACGACCTCTCGTTGAACCTCGCCGCGATCGAGGGGCGCGCGAAACCCCTTGCCCGCGCGATCTCCTATCACAAAGACGAGATCGACGCCTGGTGGGACAAGCACGAGGACGACGCCGACGACCTCATCAACGAACACCGCGGGCGCCAGGAAGCCCGTATCGCATCCGAGGAGTCCGAATGACCGACCGCAACAACTACGACACCACGTTCGGCCGCAGCATCCTCGGCGGCTTGCAAGGCTTCCGACACATCTACGCGGGCACTGTCCCGCCGGCGGAAGTGCAGAAACGTCGCGCCCGGAACAAGGCCGCCCGCAAGAGTCGGAGGGCCAACCGTGGGTGAATGGCAGGACTTCAACCCGAGCGAGCAGGACGCGCTGCGTTCCGGTCTCGCGCTCCTTCGTGCGGGTCACCGTGGCGAAGTCGACTCCATCAATCTGATCCTCGCCGACTGCAACGTCTCCGAAACCGTGCAAGCTCTCACCGCGCTCGCACTGTCGTTCGCTGCCTATGCGGGGGTCGATATCGAGAGTTACACGGCGTACGCGTTCGCGGACATTAACGAGAAGGACGCCGCATGACCGCCGCCGAGTCGTGCGCCTACTGCTACGAGTCGATCCCCGCAGGCGACCACCTCGTAGACCACGTGGGCGAGGAATGGCCGATGCACAAGAAATGCGGCCGACTTGCTGGCTGCCCTGACGGGTTCGAATCCGGGCCCGTCGACTACTACCCGGAGTGCACCAATGATCCTCGCTGAACAGTGCGAAAACGTCCAAACCGGTAACCCAATCGCGGACACCATCATCATCCTCGGATTCCTCGCGTTCGGGGCCTGGCTGTTTTGGTTGATGTTCCGATGACCGCGACCATCCCGCCGCCGTTCGTGTACCTGGAACGCGCCACCCGGTTGATTCACGACCTGCCCGCCGGTACCGAGTTCGTGAACGCCGACATTTACGCGCGGATGCGTGTTGCGGGTTGGCCGAGCATGGGTGAACCCCGCCAGTTCGGTCCCATGCTCGTCCGGTTGAAGCGGGACGGGTGGATTGAGAAAGCCGGGGTTGATGTTTCGACATCCCGCTCACATCAAGGGATCGCCACTGTTTGGCGGCGCACCCGCAAAACCAAGGAGGAGAACGCATGAGTACCCCAGCCATCCAAGACCGACTCGCAAACGTGTGGGAATCGCACATGCACGACGGCAACGGCCCGCACGTCGTCAGCACCTTCCTCGCAGTATCGAAAGCCGCCAAAGAGTCCGGGCAGCCGCTCGCAGCATTCGAATTCCAGGATCGCGTGATCGGGACGGCGTTCAAACCGTTCGAGGACGAGGAGAGCGGTGGCCTGTTGTGGGCGTGTGCCTCGAATGCGGTGTCCGCGATGATGCGTGAACTCTCCGACTGGGTTGATGAGCGTAAGGCGGCGCGCGGTGAGTGACCGGGAACAGCTTCGGGTCATCGACCGGGCACTCTGGGTTGACCGCGGTGACGGCAACCTGGATGCGCTCACCACCGAACTGCCGATTTGGGCGGACGAGTGGGCGGAGACGATCGTGCAGGCCGTGAACGAGCGGCAGGCGTTGCCGTTGTCCCACCGTCAGTCCATGCAGGCGATCCGTGACCGTGACGAGGCGCAGTCTCGGGCCGCCGTGTTGGCGGAAGACCTTCAGGACGCCCGCGACCGCATCGCCGAACTGGAGGCAGCGCAGCGTTCCCCACTGGGCGGTGAAATCGTGCAACGGCCGGACGCTAAAAATCCCACGCCCGCACTGATTGAGGCCGCCTACATAGCGCAGGACGACCTTTCGAAACCCCCGGAGAGATGGGCGATCGAGGCCGCGGCCGAAGTGATTGCCGCCTATATCGACGCGCAGGACCACACCGAGGTTCATGTGCTTGGACACCCACGAGAGGCGCAATCATGATCGACCTGAACTTGATCGCCGAAGGAAAAAAGCTCCTGGAAGCCGCAACAGACGGGCCGTGGGAGGTCGTCGAGGAGATCGACGGAACGCGCGCCGGACGGAAAACGGTCATCAAAGCCGGTGACACCGGTTTCTGCAAGAGGATCGTGACCGTCGACCAGACCCGCATGCATCACGAGCCCGCCGAACCGAATATCGAACTGATCGCTTGGGCCGTGAACAACCTCTCCCTGCTGCTGGAGCAGTTGGAAGGCGCTCACATCACGCTCGGTCGGTTGCAGCAGGCCGTGCAGCAGGATTACGCCGCCATCGCAGCCAAGCAGCAGCGAGACGCGGCCCGGATCGCTGAACTCGAAGCGCAACTAGGCCATGCGTAACCGCCGGCCGCACTATCTGATCCCGGACACGGGTCGCACGAACAGCGGGTTCCTGGCTCGCTGTTCGTGCGGGGCGGAACGACGGCATTCGGAGCGTGCGAAGGCTCGGGCCCTGATTTACGCGCACATCATCACTGTGACGGAACGTCCCTGTCCGACACCGGGGAAGAAAGCGCACAACACACGCGAGCAAGCCGAGAACGCGATCACGAAATTCCTGCGCACCCCGCGTCCTGGTACCCGCCCCACCCGCGTCTACCTGTGCCCGTCCGGGAAGCACTGGCACACCACCAAAACCACCTCAACACTCAGCAAGAAAGCAGAAGCAGCATGAGCACCCAAACCAGCGAACGGGTCGAGAGCATCGAGCACCTGGACTTCACGCCCGAGTGCTGCGCCAGCATCCATCAGGGCGACCGCCCTCGGGCGTCTTACATCACCGACCAGCACGGTTGCGGTGGTGGCCCCCTCTGTATCGCCTGCATGAAGGTTGGGCGCCAGCGATTCAATGAGATTGTCGTCCTGGAGGGTGCGGTGAACTGTTTCGCCTGTAAGCAGTCATTCCGCGTGTTCGAGGACTGCGTTCAGGTGACCCCGTTATGACCGCCCTGTGCGAATCGGATCTGCACCTGTTTGGTCCGTTCGCTCCCGCCCCGCCCGCCGAATACGTCACCAACTGGCATGGATGCGCAACCCGGAACGCGTGCGCCGACTGCCTGCAAGCTATTGCCGACGCCTACCGACGACGCACGAAACCCATCCCGTGCGACGGCTGCGGGCACGAATACCCGACACTTCACGACTATTTGACCTGGAGCGAACTTTGACCGACTATCCCGAAGTGGTGGGCCTCGACCTTTCGCTTACCTCAACCGGTATCGCGGCCTGGGATGCGCGCGGTGACATCCGGACGCATCGGATCCGTTCCAAAGGCGCTAAAACCGACACGTGGAGGCAGCGCAGGGCTCGCATCAACCGACTCGCCGACCAGGTCACCGACAGCATCAGTTTCGATGCGTTCGTGTTGGTGGAGGCACCCGCCTACGGGTCGTCTACCGGGTCTGTGTGGGATCGGGCGGGCCTGTGGTGGCGGGTAGTGGACACCCTGCATGACATCGGATGCACTGTCCTCCCGATCGAACCGACCGTGCTGAAACGGTTCGCTACCGGGAAAGGCAACGCAGACAAAGACGCCGTTCTCGCTGCGGTCGTCCGCCGATACCTGGATATCGAGGTCACCGGAAACGATGTGGCCGACGCGGTCGCACTGCTCGACATCGGCATGCATCTAATCGGCCGGCCACTCGCCGAACTTCCCGCGCTGAACCGGTCTGTGCTCGAAAAGCTTTCGGTCCCGACTGTGGAGGCAGCGTGAACCTCACTGAACGGGATTTGGAGCCGATCGAACTCCGTCCCAGCCCGCCCGCCCGCAGTGTGCGCAAGTACCGGATCACGTACCGGGATAGTGCTGGAGACCTGTTCGAGGTGTACGCGGATGAGATCACCAGGCACGCGTACGAACGGCAGCTACGCGATTGTGGATATGCGGTTGCGGTGGAGGAACAGACCGTGCACACCAGTGTATGGCGTCGGGTTGCTTGACCCGGAATTGGTGGTTTGACACCCCTAATACGTTTGATCTATTCGAGGAGACCTGATGGAAGACGATCGACCAATCGCCATGTCGTGGATGGAATTGCGGCTCGCAGGATACGTGATTGGGCTCGCGGACTATTGCGCGTTGGTTTCCGAGGTAGACGACATACTGGAGAAAGTGAATCAATGAGCGCAACAACAGAAATCAGCCCCAACAAGAAACTCGCAAAGTCTATCGGGAACCTCTCGCTGAAAATACTCAGGGTCGACATCGTCCTCACGGCCATTTTCGCGTTGCTGAAATACACCGATAACCTCGACTGGTCGTGGACGCGGGTCGCTATGCCTATCTGGTTGTGGCCCGCGCAGGCCGTCGGGGTGGTTGTCGGGTTGTTTATCGCAGCAGGCATATGGGTTGGGGTCACTGAAGCAGTGAAGGCCGTGCGGAAATGACCTCCATCGAGGAGTTCATCGAGGCCCGGCTCGGCGAGGACGAGCGGATCGCCCGTGCGGCCTTTCTGGCAGGCACGCCGACTACTGCCCAGTGGTCCGCCGATGCGCCCGAGGTTCGATCGGCCGATTCCACGCTGGTCGTCAAGCACACGTGGCCGAAGGAGGCCGAGCACATCGCCCGCCACGACCCGGCGCGGGCGCTTCAGATGTGCCGTGCCCTGCGTTGCATGATCGCGAGCCTGAGGCTGGCGCACTACATCGACGACGACACACTCGACGAGACCCTATTCCACGATGATCTGCGGCCGTTGGCTCGGGTGTGGCGCGCGCATGAGGATTTCGATCCGGAGTGGGAGTGGGCAGCATGAGCGCGGATGCGATATCCCGCTTGTTGGCCGGCCTGGAGCGTGACGAGCGGCTCGCGCGGGCTGCGACGGACTTGCCGCGACCGGTTACGAAGTGGCCTGAGAAGCGGCCGCCGTGGGAGCCCGAACGGTGGCGGGTTGATGAATTCTGCGACTTGGTGACTGTGAATGGTGCTGCGGACCCGATTTGGGAGGGGGACAGCGGTGGAGGACCGCGGGATATCGGGGTCGCGGAACATATCGCCGCTCATGATCCTGCGCGTGTGCTTCGTTGGGTGTCGGTTGTGCGCCAGATGATCGCGACCCGGAATGGTCTCGCGGGCTTGGATCATGAGTGCGAGCAGTGCGACGGGTACCGGGTCGAAATCGGGCTGTACGACGCGATATTTGCTGACCTGGCAGACATCTACACCGAGGATACCGACGAGGAATGAGCGGCCGTTTCGTTCTCCTGCTGGACCATGAGCCGCCCGCGACCGCTTACGTCGACGACTTTGGTTGGACGTTCTGGTTCTGTCGAGCCTGCGGACAAGTGGATGATTTCGAGCAGTCGTTGTCTCGTGAACAGTTGAGCAAGTACACGCGCGGGCATCGGCTTTTCTGCGGCGAGAATTAGCGTCGAATTCGTGGTTTGACTCCCGCCATATTCTTGTTTTAAGGCAAGGAGGTGGGTAGTGGATCTATTCGAGAATAGTCGGCCGACAGAATGGCCGCACTCCGACGATGAAGGCCCTCCGCGAACTGTTCGTCTCCTTGCCGTCGACTTTGACGAGGAGTGAACATGGAGCCGATCGAGAACGCTCGAAGAATAGCGAAACTGCTGCACCTGCGGTCAGGGTTTGGGCAGCCCTCCACATTCGAGGTGCAGGGTGCACAGTTGAATGCGTTGATTGCCATTCACGACGCGATCCAGGGGTTCGCGGGCATACAGTCACCGGACTACAGCAGTGGGTTGATCCCCGACAGTGAACGGCAGGAAATCGCTGGGGCTGTCGAGTTCCTGACAGGTGCGGCTCGGGAAGGGGAGCCCGGTGGACCGGATTGCGATTAGTGGAGTGGGTGTTGCGGTGGGTGTGTGCTGGCCTGCTGTTTTGGGTGGCCTATTGGAATCGGCCGAAGATGAGTAAACCTGTTACGGCCGTCCGATTCTATTGCGTGACACACAACTGCTTGGTGTATGAAGGTCGGCCGTTGAATGCCGAGGAAATACAAGCCGTCCGGAACGCGCACGTAATTATGCACCGGCCGACGACACCCAACGATATTTTCCCGAACCAGGAGAAACCCAATGCTTGAGCCCATCAGTGACGTCCGGTATTCGGCTGGAACATTGATCGGACTTCCCGCCGCCGCAATCATTGTTCTGCTGTTCCTTGCTGTAGCTGGACTCGGCTACCTCGGGTACCAGCATGAGAAAGACCAGCGGTACGGCGATACAGGGCTCGCGATCGGGGTTGCCGTCGGCGGCCTCTTTGCGGCGCTGTGCACCGTCGGTGTGTTCGTGGCCGTGTGGTGGCCTTTCAACTGGGAATATCACCAGCATCGACCCGTGCGCGGTGAAGTAGCGCAGATCGAATCCCGGATGCTCGGCGACGGTGCGGGCGGCATGTCCGAAATGTTCGCAGTCCGGTTCACCGGTGAAGCCATCGACTACCGGTGCGATGACACCCGTTGCGCTGCCGTGAAACGCGGTGACGTGCTCGAACTGTCCTGCAAGAAGAAGTGGCAGTGGTCCGGCACCCACGGCCGCGAATGCTCGTTCGTCGACACCGTTCCCGCCGTCCAGTCCGGAGAGAAATAATGCTCGGAAGCCTCAAATCCGTGTTCGTTCTCGCGTGGAACACGGCGAGCACCTCGGCCCGTGTCCTTGCCGGGATCGTGTTCGCTATATCCGTGTTGAACTTCGCCACTACCCACTACCTCGATGGGTTCCTGCTGCTCACCATCGGTGTATTGAACGTTGCCTGCATTGCGTGGGCGGGGATGGTGAAAGCCCGCAACGAGGCGATCCGTGAACTGTCCGAGGAGAACACGAAGCTTCGGCGGGACGCGGTTTCGGCGGATCACTCGGTGACTATCAACGTGACCGACGTCGCCGAGGCCGCGAAGAGTGTCCAGCGGATCGCGAACCTCTCCAAGATGCAGCACCCCGGCCGATGAGCGGCGACGAGAAGTACACGGTCGGAGGGCTACTGCCTGCCGACCTCCCGCGAATGAAACCCGTCCGCGTCGGAATCGGCCACGACGGCATGTGCATCTACGAGTGGGTTGAAGACAACGGAGACGAGATTGACCGAGACTCCTGAGCTAGTCGCCGGCGCGCGCACTGCATTCAGCGATGCCGTGCACCTGTTGGTGGGTTTGCGTGCGGATTCGATTGAGCGTGACGATTTTATGCGTGAGCATGTGATCCTGGACAGCCTGTACCAGGAGTTGCAGGAGCTTCGGTTCGGGGAGAAGCAAGGCAGCGAGTCGGTTCGGCGGGCCACGCATGGTTCCGCAGCGCCAGGGAACGTTTCCGCGATCTCCCTGCTCGACGATATCGACCGCACTGTTCGCTCGTGGTGGCCGAACGTCGACAGTGCCGAACATCAGCCGACCGTTGCCCGCCTGTACACGCTGTGCGACTGGCCGTGGACGCCTGACGAGTTGGCGGACCTGAAACGCATGACCCGCACCGTCGAACAATGGGTAGAGCGCGCCAACAGCATGCTCGCACCCGACCAGCGGCACACCTACGAGCTACGTGCAGCCTGCCCGTCCTGCGGTGAAACGTATCTGTCGGTGGATGACGGGGCGGGGGAGATGGTGCGCAAATACGTGCTGCAAGCCAGCCAGTCCAGCGCCGAATGCTTGGCGTGCGGCATGAACTGGGCGCCTGAAAACTACCGAGCACTCGCGTACGACCTGGGCGCGCCCTTGCCCGAAGGAGTTTTGGAATGAACCCCTATTTCGAACCCGCTGCGAACACCCGCCAGCACGCAGCCCTGCTGTACGACCAGTACGAAGCATACGTGCAGGCCGGATTCGATGAAGAACAGGCAATGGATCTGGTGAAAACGATGCTCGTGACCGCGCTGGGACAGGCGCAGTGAGAACCAAACTCGCCGATTGGTGGTATTACGCGCACCGTATTGGGGTGCTCTGCCACTGCGAGGGAACCATGGTCTGGTGCGTGATCGACAACATCGCGCACGAATGGTTCAAAGTGCCACTCGGTGGTGGGCATTGGCTTTGCCGCCGCCACGACCGGGCCGTTGTCCGCACGTACATGAAGAAAGAACACGGTGCACGTGCACGCAACCTCAGGAGGCTCGGATGGGGACGCTGAAACCCGGTGACAAGGTGTGGATCCCGTTCGGCGCTGACCGTCTCGCGGGCGTCGTCCTCTACACGTCCGGAGACACGGTGGGTGTCGCGTTCACCATCGAGGATGAGAGCGGCGACCTGCACCCCGAATGCGTGTTCCGTACTCATGAAATCGAGAAAGCAGACCAGTGACCGAACTGCGGATCGTCCTGCCTGCCATCAGCAGCGACAAAGTATCTACCGACCTCCGACATTTGACCCGCGCAATCGCCAAGGTGACCGGTGAACAACTCGCCGGCGGGCTCGGCGGGCCAGACGGCTACGGGTTCGATTACGAGACCAGCGTGTTCTCCATGTTCCCGTTCTGGTGGGGCGACTGTTTGTGCGGCTGGCAGGAACTGTCGGCGGAATGGCTCGACGCCCACCCCCACTCGAACACCTGCTACCAATCCGAACTGGAGCGGCGCGGCGCATGGAACTACCGCGACAGCGAATACGACCCCAACCTGCCCGCGCATGACGAGGTCGACTGCTTCGAGATCGCCCGCGAATGGGGACTGCCCGAAACGGGTGCGATGATGCACTGCACCTGCGAGCGGGAACCTGCCTATCAGGCATGGGAGCGCGAGAACCCGCACATGAAGACATGCCCCGAGATGCGGCCCAACTTCCTGTACAAGCCAACCGGGGCCGAAGTGAACTTCTACAAGTACATCGGCCGCGGCATGGAAATCGACGGCGACCTGCCCGCCGACTTCCTCACCAGCTGCCTCGAATCGCTGGGGGAGAAGTGAGCGGCTTCCAGGTGCTCGCCACCGACCGATATGGGTTCGGGGCCGCCATCAGCGAACTCGTCAACGTCCACCCCGAAACCGCTTGTCAAGGACGGGCCTGCGTCATCCACGCACCCACCGACCACCACATGCGGGCTTGGACGCTGCTCTGGCGGGACGACCGCGGCATCTTCGAACGACTGTGCCCCGAACACGGCATCGGCCACCCAGACCCCGACCAGTACGCGTACTGGGAGGAAACCGGGCAACTCGCCAACACCATCCACGGTTGCTGCGGCTGCTGTGCACGAAAGGAACCCGAGCATGGACCTGCTCTCTGACGTCGAAACCTTCAACCGTGCGGCCGATGTCCTGCTGTTGAATGAGCCCGGTTGGCCGCCGCACCCCGATATCGATCTCGCGCTCGCACTGATCGACGAGGAAGCCGGCGAACTGTGTGACGCCCTCAACGCGCGGGACATGATCGAGGTAGCCGACGGAATCGCGGACCTGCTCTACGTAACCGCTGGTCTGATTCTGCGGATCGGCGGGCGTGCGCTTGTTGATCTGCCGAACCTCGTCAACATCACCCATCGTGCGCCCGGATGGGATGTGTACGACAGCGAATTCACGGACTACCCGGAGAAGATCGAGAGCGCGGTCGCGAACCTCAAATATGCAGTCGAACGGCGCGAACACCATCTCACCTGCAACTACGCCGAAATCCTGGTCCTGTCGGTTGCGGCACTCGGTTCGATCCTCGCGTTGCCGATGGAAGCAGTCTGGAGGTCAGTTCAGGCGTCCAACCTCAGCAAGATCGTGGGCGGGAAAGTGCTGCGAAACGACGCAAATAAGATCGTCAAACCGCCCACCTACATGCCACCAGACATCCCGAAAGTCCTCGCGCTGTACGGGTGGAGAGCGGCGTAATTCGTGGTTTGACCAGCGCGAGAGAATAGAAGCAAGGTCAAACCAGCACGGGGGTTGCTATTTCTAGCGAATCGTCGACGTATCACTACAAGGCAGGGTTTGGGAGGCAGTGGAGCGCAGAGTCGGCCTTCGGCCACGCGCTTTGCGGGCAGCCTGATTGCGACGTGCCAGCAGCGGACGCGTTCGCCTCGTCCGTCAGCTTGTGTACCTGGCACTGGCAGAAAGCTATCCGGGACTTCAACGTCGCTACCGAGACTTTGCGGGCGTTCGAGTTCGAGCGTGAGGAGAAGGTCCGCGAGGTAGTACCCGCGGACGCGGAGCGGTTGCGGTGGAGTTGTCCTGGATGCGGTGATCGCGACACGTTGTGGGTGGACAGTCTCGGTGAGACCACGCGGTGCGTGTCCTGTTCGTTCGAGCGTGATGAACGCGAGTACCGGCGGCGGCTTACGCAATCGCATCTGTTTCACGGGTTTGGGAAGAGCGTCGTCTACTACCTGCGGTTCGGCCCGTATCTGAAAATCGGATACACGGGCAACCTGGGCGTCCGCCTTTCGAATCTCGTGCACGATGAAGTGCCGGCGATCGAGTTCGGCGCGCGGAAGCTGGAGAAGAAGCGCCACGGACAGTTCCGGTCGGCGCGGCATACCAGGGAGTGGTTCCGGTTGACGCCCGGCTTGGTCGACCACATCGAGGACCTGCGAGCGAGTGAGGCGCCCGAACGGGCAGCAGCCTAGAATTGTGGGACAAATCACATTTTGCGATTGTTTTGCAGGTGGGGGCCGTTTTGGCGGGCGGTAAAAGCGGTAGATACTTGTCAAATCGGCAACAAAACTTGCAAAATCCTACCTACTTGTGAGACCCTGTCTTCGGATACTTGGGCCCAAATCCAGTCGGCGTTCCGGCTTGGTGGGCATCGGTTGCGGCATCCTCTGGGGTGCCGAAGTGGGGTCGGTCTCCCGATGGAATCGGGCACCCAACCTTCGCGAAACCCCCGGTGGGCCGCTGATGCAAGTCGCCGGGGGCATGATCTTCCCCGTGCCGGTGGGCCTTGTCGTGTAAAGACCAGCAGTTGCGGTTGAAGCGAGCGGGGAACGCCTTACCTGAGGCGTTGTATCGGGTCGCCCACCCCATGCTCTCGTAGCTTGGGGTCTTTTCTGAACCGCCCCGGCGTATTGCGGACTTGATCACCCCTTGCGTCGGGGCCGCATACTGGGCCGCGGGACTTGCGGGCTTCGGCCTCCCCCTGCGGACATTGGAATACCACCCGTTGTCTTTGGCGGCGGGTTTAGTAATTGCGGCAGACGGAGCCCACAAGGTTCTGGGATGCCGAGCAGTGGGGTAGAGCCCACCAGTCCGCTTCGGTGGGCGACTACATGGCAGACCGCCCGCAAGGGTGCCTGCCTCATAGCAGTGTGGCGCAGTTCGGTGAGCGCGCTTGGTTCATACCCAAGAGGACGTCGGTTCAAATCCGACCACTGCCACAACGATGCCCGCCAAGCCTCCCAACGGTGCTCACTTCGGCGGGCTTTTCACTTTCCGGAGGCGTCCCGTGGCGATGATGGTGCACCGGAACTGTTGGATGGGCTGCTGCCATCCACCTGAGCGCGGTACTGCCCGTCAGCGTGAGAAGCGTGAGACTGCCCGTTGGGAATCCGAGTACGTTGATCCGCCCGAGGTTGAGTGGCGTGCCTGCCCGAAGGGTGGCCCGGATTGCGGCTGCCGACACTATCTGCCAGGAGAACTCGAATAATGTCCAAGTTCGCTCGCGTGTGGGACCGGAACTTCGCTCTGCTGTACACGTTCGAGCCCGGTGAGGACTATTCGCGGTTGCCGGATCTCGGGCATCCTCTCGCACATGCTATCCGCAGCGCTGACCCTGACCAGCCTGTGTTCCTGACTGTCGATGACGATGAGTCGGGTGAGCGCTGGTCGGGTCGTCTGGAGAACTGGCGCTCGGTGGTAACAGAGAACCGTATCCGGGGTGTCGAGTTGTCGTGGCTGGAGGACAAGTCGATGCCGCTGCTGGTTTGGCCGACCCCGGAGGACTATGCGACCCCAGGGTTCGCGCCGACCATCGAGGGCGCTGACTGGTGGATCGAAGGGCGACGGTTCCAGGAAATCGTGCGCGAAACAGCCGATGACGGCGCTATCCGTGTGACGTTGCGTCCCGCGGCTTAAGCCAGGAACCGAATAACCCACTATCACCATGGAGGCCCCATGTCGGGCTATACATTCACTGTCGCCGGCGAGTCCGGCACCATCACCGCTGAGGAACTGGTCGCTGCGATCAAAGACGTCCTCGGTGACGAACTGCTGCTTGTTCCCTCGGGCGGTACTACAGGTCAGGTGCTCACGAAGACGTCGGGCGGGTATGCCTGGCAGACCCCTGCCTGATCTAGGAGCCCCGGATGAGCATTGATCTTGATTCTGTTCTGTTGCTCGGCAAGATCGGCATGATCGTTGTCGAAGCACTGATCGACATTCTCGCCTTGATCGGCTGAATCTTAACTGCGCATACATGCGTGGTGCGACCCTGCGGGGTATCGCAATGAAGGTAGTGGCGGTGCTGCCAGGAGAACACCTACCGCGAGAATGGCGAGAGCCCCAGGCGCTTGCCCCCTAGCAGGGGTAGAGGCGATGCCGCATGCTATGGCAGAGGCGGCGCACACTGGGGCTTTCGCCTGCATTCTAACAGATTTCGCCAGCGCTCTCGTGCCCCATTCACGTTTCCGGGGCCGCCGCAGGATCTCACGCCGCGGTTGTAGGTGATCTCGCTGGCGTTCGCCGCTGGCTGCCTTTGGCGCCGCGGCTGCCCGCCGGCCGGTTGTCGCTACCTGGGAGCCGGCGGGCTCAAACTTCGCAGCGTCGGGAGGCGCCATGTCTCGTCGTCTCACGGCCGCTGTATGCGTGACCGCTGGTGTCGTATGGCTCGGGCCGCTTGCGTTCGCCACGCCCGCTGTTGGTGCCCCGGACTGTCGTCCGGTCACGATCGGTGTCGGCGGGAACGGGCAAAGGTTGGTCGAGACGGCTGGGCTGCCGAATTTGATGAGCCGGCAGTTGGATCGTGAGGCCACGTTGGGGCGTCAGACGGTCTCGGTGGACTACAAGTCCTCGGTTTGGCCGACCGGACCGTACACGAGGGATGAATCGGTCGCCGACGGGAAAGCTATCCTCCGGGACACTATCGCCGACTACCGCGCCGCGTGCCCTGGTGGTCATGTGAAGGTGATTGGGCATTCTCTGGGTGCGGAGATCGCGGGGGATGAGGCCGCGCTGGCCGATGAGGTTGTCGTGTATGGGGATCCGCGGACTGCTGGCGGTATCTATGATGCTCTGCCCGGGTTCCTGCCGGGTGTGAGTTCGCCGGGGCGGCGCGAGAACCACCCGAACACCACGAGCGTCTGCCACGAATTCGACGCAGCCTGCGACTCGCCGAACCCGCTCGGTGACCCTGTTGGTTTCGTCCAGGGTGTTGTTGGTGCGCTGTCGGGCTGGCATTCGTACCGTCCCGGTGAAGCCGACGAATACCCCGCGGGTGAGGAAACCCTGGTGCAGGCGCCGACACCGATCCCGGTGCTTCCCGAGTCGACCCCGACCGGGCTGCCCACCGAATACCCGGCCGCGCCGATCCCGACATGGGAACCAGGCCCACTGCCGAACTTCTACGGCATGCCGCCGTACGAGCCGACCCCGCTGCATGAGTACGTGCCCGACGAGGTTGAGCAGTACTTGCCGGCCGAAGCCCTCGCCTATATCCCGCCCCCGTTGCCGGCGCTCGTGTTGCCGCCGCTGCCTGACCTTGGAATTCGCCTGCCCTGATGCTTGAAATAACTGTATATAGCCGCCCAGATTGTCAACCGTGTAAGGCGGTCGCCCGGAAGCTAGATCAGCTCGGCGCCACCTATCGGAAGATCGATGTGACCGAGGACCCTGCCGCGGGGGAGTACCTGCGCAGCCTCGGATACGCATCCACCCCGGTAACTGTGGTCGGCGAACACCACAAGCACGGGTATGCACCCGAATGGTTGAAATGGGCGGCCTCGCAGGTCGCCTGAACACTTACTTGGAGGCCCCGATGAGATTCCGTTTGAAAATGGGGCCTTTCGAACTCGAAATCCAGATGCCCGAACCAGTGCAGATATCGCCCACCGATTTGGTGACCGCACTGTGGTCCGCAATGTCGCAGGACATGATGCCGCACATGCTGTGCCCTGAAGAGGAAGCGGACGAACCGTGACCCGGGCGCGTTTGAAGGCGTGGCATTTGTGGCTAGTCGTGATCGGGGTCGTAGTCGTCGCGGACGCAATCGCCCCAGAAGGGCACACCCTGAGTGAGGGCGTCGATAGAGCCTTAGAACGCAGGCCGCTGCTCACACGCGTAGCTATCGAACTGGTCGCCCGCCACCTCACGAACGATCTGCCGCCCCACTGGGATCCGATCGCGGCACTCGCGCGAACAGTCAGTTAACGTCCTGCTGGTCCTGCAACGCCCGCTTGCTCGCATCGATTACGCCGATACGTGACAGGCCGGACAGGGCAGCGATCTGCGGCCACGTCCACAGCCGACCGGTCGCCGGATTGATCTCCAACTTCAGGCGCGCAATCGCCTGATCACGTTCTTTAGCGGCTTCCTTACCGCGCTTCACCACCGCAATCGACCTGCGCAACCTCGCCACAGTATCTGTGTCCCGAGCACTGTTCATACATTTGAGATTACACTTCGGTTCGCTGCTTACGCTACCGTATAGTGCAAACTCGGACACCTGTCCGAACCTGCACATTTCCAGCGACCACCCCAGCTCATGGTTCAGCCCAGGCGGCGAACCATCCCCCACCCCCTAACGTGCGTGCACAGGCCAGGCGCCGTCACGCTCTCGGAGGTCGCCGAAAATGGCACGAAACCGTCGACACATCCCCGTCGAGAAACTCGTCGAAACGCAAGAGAAACGCAACTACGCGCTCGAACTGCGGCTCTCCGGAATGACACAAGCCCAGATCGTTCGAGAAACCGGCTGGTCCAAACAGAACGTCTCCAAATACATCAAAGACGCGATCGCGGACATCACCCGCGAAAACGCCGAAGAATACCTCGAACTCGAACTCCAGCGGCTAGACGAGATGTGGGCCGCTATCTGGGGGCAGATCGTCGACCCAGACAGCGACGACGAATACAAGAGGCAAACCTGGAACATCGACCGGGCGCTGGCGATCATGGAACAGCGCGCCAAGCTCACAGGGTCGTACAAGGCCGCTGAACTGAAAGCGATCGCTGAGGCCAAGGGCGGGCTCGCGACCGAAACCGCGTCGATGATCGGGAACTTCTTCGGCCGGCTCGAAGAACTCGTAGCCGCAGAACAGGCCACAGTCGGCGAACAAGACGACGAACCCGACACCGACGAACCGGGCGAATCCGAGTGAGCGTCCTCGACGAACTGCCGCTATCCCGGAAACAGATCGTCAGCATCATCGAATCCCGGCGTCATCGAGTGTCCATCTGGGCCGGAGCTGTACGAAGCGGCAAGACGATCGCGAGCATTCTCGCGTTCTACGACGCGATCGTGCACGCCCCCGACACAGGGTTGATCGTTGTCGTCGGCCGAACATTGCAGACCATCGAACGCAACATCATCGAGCCGATGCAGGACGAGATGGTGTTCGGTGAGTGGGCGCACGAGGTGCATCACACGCGCGGGTCGAACACTGCGGTGATCCTCGGGCGGACCGTGCATTTGATCGGCGCCTCGGATGTTCGGGCGGAAGGGAAACTCCGTGGCCTGACAGCTTGCCTCGCACTCGTGGACGAAGCGACCTTGTTGCCGGAGAACTTCTGGACCCAGCTCCTCGCCCGCCTGTCCGTGCCCGGTGCCCGCTGTTTGGCGACGACGAACCCGGACAACCCGAACCACTATTTGAAGGTCAACTTCATCGACCGCGCCGGCGAGTCGGGAATGAATCTCGGGGCGTGGCATTTCACGCTCGACGACAACCCGAGCCTGGCGCCGGAGTATGTGGCGGCGATCAAAGCCGAGTTCACGGGTTTGTTCTATTTGCGGAACATCCTCGGGCGCTGGGTCGCTGCTGATGGCGCTATCTTCGACATGTTCGACCCGGACAAGCATGTTGTGCCCTGGTCGGAGTTGCCCGACATGCGGTGGATCCTCGGTGTAGGTGTCGACCACGGCACCACCAACCCGACTCACGCTGTGATGATCGGGCACGGTTCCGACGATGTCCTGTATTGCATGGATGAGTGGCGGTACAAGGCCAGCAACGCGGAAGCACGTAAAACGAACGTCCAGTTGTCGGCTGGCCTGCGGGAATGGCTCAATAAGGCACATCACCCCAGCGAGGACCCGGAGAACCCGGAAGGGTTCCGCGGGTATGTGATCGCCGACCAATCGGCTGCCGACTTCCGTGTCCAGTTGAAACAAGACGGACTGCCGACGCATCCCGCCAAAAAGGACGTGTTGTACGGGATCCGGACTATGACCGCGCTTGTCGCGTCCGGCCGCCTGAAGTTCTCCGATCGCTGCCCGGAGTTGATCAAAGAGATTCCGGGGTATGTGTGGGATACGAAGGCGACCGAGAAGGGTAAGGACGAGCCGATCAAGTTGAATGACCACGGCATCGATTCCGCCCGCTATCTCCTAACTACCGCTGAGCGGAAGTGGCGGCGGCAGATCAAGTTGAACGAGCTGCCGTTGTCGGTCGAGCCGGAGCCTGTTGAACCGCGGCTGGTTAAGCGTGTGATGTCATAATTCGTGGTTTGCCTGCGCCCATAGCATATGCGTGTAGGTAAATCAACAGGAGGCATTGTGTCCCTCGCTGACGAACTCGACAGCATCCGGCAGCGGAAACGTGGCCCAGTCGCATGCACTACTGGTGTGTGGCTTGCTGGGCTTGACGAGCGGGACCGGGCAGCGTTCGAACGGTATGTGGCGGAGGGCGGCCAGTTGCGGACCCTGCACCACACTGCCGTTCGGAACAACTGCGACGCCTCCGAAACCCAGTTCCGGGTGCACTGCAAGAAGCGTTGCACCTGCTACATCGGCCTGGAGGTTGCTGCGTGAGTCTCGCTGATGATCTCTTGAAGCAGCCGACCGCGGTCGAGGCCGAGCATCGGGCGCGCACCGAGTACGACGGTCAGACGGGTGGATATCTCCAGACTGGTCCGCTCGCCGAACCGCCGGCCTCGCATGTCGAGTTGCTGAAGCAATTCGGGTACGACCCGGACGAAGTGCAGATCGTAGGCGCGCCACGAATCAGCCGTTGGCAAACCTACGATGAGCGCTGGCTCTCGGCCTACCGGTTCCAGATCGCGCCGCGAACTGCTTCGGCCGCAGGGCTGGAAGAACTGATTGCCTCGATCCGGGACCGTGAACCCCATCGGCCGGCCGAGTCGGCTGGCGATGGCGTATTCGTGTACCAGGCCGGGGACATGCAATTTGGGAAGATCGACGGCTACTCCGTGGAAGGCTCGGTGAACCGCTACTTCCAGTCGGTAGATCGCGCGCTCGCGGAGTTGAAGGGGCGGCAGTCTCGGGACCGGATTGGCGCCGTGCATCTCGCGTTTGTCGGTGACTGCATCGAGAACGGTGGAGTCTCCCAGGGCGGGGCGCTTGCATGGCGGCAGTCGCTTACCGTGACCGAACAGGTTCGACTGTGGCGCAGAACTCTGCTGGAGACCGTCAAGGCGTTTGCTCCGCTCGCCGATGAGGTTGCGGTATCGGTGATCGGCGGCAACCATGATGACGCCACCCGCGTGCCTGTGCGGACTCGCGCAGACGACAACTGGGCCACCGAAGGCGCTATCGCGGTAGCCGATGCCCTCGCCGAGAACACCGCGGCCTACGGGCATGTGCGTGTCCAGGTGCCGCCGAAAGACCAGGGCTACATGACAGTCCGGGTCGGCGAAAGCGTGTTCACGCTGCTGCACGGACACCAGTTCCGGAAGGGCAAAGCTGACGCGTGGTGGGCTTCGCAGGCATACCATCAGGGCAATCCCGCTGGTGCCGACTTTCTTCTGCACGGGCACTATCACGAGACCGGTATCCAGCAGTCTGCTGCCCGGACGATCATCTGCTCTCCAACATTCGACGGCGGGAGCGCCTGGTACCGCGACAAGACCGGTGCCGAATCCCGGCAAGGCGCGTTGATCTACACAACGCGCGGACGAGAATTCGAGAATCTTTCCTTGGTTTAGGCGGAACATGAACCCGCCCAGGACCGTTGGATATTACGACAACAGAAAAGACCCCGGCGAGTGCGCTAACACTCCCGGGGCATGGCCGACTAGTAGGAGTCGACAATTTCCAAGGATACACCACGTGTCTGCACGGCCGTGGACTGCGAGAAGCCCCTTCGTGCCCGTGGATACTGCGGCACTCACTATGCAATAGCTCGCCGCACTGGCGAACTGGCCTTGCTCCCTAAAGTCGAACGCTCCGGTGAATGCACGGTGGAGGGCTGCGGACGGCCGAACCTCCGGCGCGGGTACTGCTCACCGCATTATCAGCGCTGGTATCGAGGAAAAGACCTAGCTCCCCGGGTTAGGGAGCGGCGTGGTGTTGCGTGCAAGGTTGAAGGCTGCGCGAAGGCGGTCAGCGCCCGTAGTCTCTGCGGGACACATTATGCGCGACTGCTGGCGACAGGCACTACGGACGATCCCGTATACGTCAAGGACCAGCCCTGCGCAATCGAGGGATGCAAGAACCTCGTTGGGGAAAAGGGAAGCCGCGGCTGGTGCCCATCTCACTATTGGGCGTTCAGGCAATTCGGTGACCCACTAAAATTCGCTACCTCAACTTGCGAGGATTGCGGCATGACCTGGCGGCGGGACCGGGGCCGCGCCCAAAATCTCTGTAAAGAATGCCGCGCGAAGCGCAGATGTTCGGTCGACGAGTGCGGAAACCCAGTCGAGAAGCTGGGGATGTGCTCCCGCCATCACTGGCGTTGGAAGCATTTCGGCGATCCACTGCGGGAGCCGCCGGTCCTGGACCGTGCAACGCCGTGCTCTGTCAGTGGCTGCGAGAACGTAATTGGGAGACTTGGCAGTCTGGGATACTGCGGCCGCCACGCGCACCGGCATTACCGCTACGGCGATGTTGCGGGCCCTCCGCCGCGCTGCATTCCATGCGCTATGTGTGCCACGACATTCAGCGCCACAACACCCGGCGCAACATACTGCAAGGACTGCAAACCGAAAGCCGCAGCGCTTGCATCCGCGCGCTGGAATGCTGAAAACCGGGACCGGTGGCGCGCATACGGTCAGGCGTACGAGGCGAAAAAGAAGAATGCCACGATCATTCCGTTCGGCCCTGAATCGGTAACCGCTCGGTGGGAGTATTTCGGTAACCGTTGCTGGGTTTGCCGTGGTGAAGCGACCGCGACCGACCACGTGAAGCCGCTGAACAAGGGCGGCCCGCATATGCCAGCGAATCTGCGCCCGATATGCCAACCCTGCAACTCTTCCAAATCTGACAAATGGCCGTACTTCGCCGATATGCGAAGGGCGTCGCCTAGTCGCCCATAACTTGTAGGAGGCCACCAGTGCCGATGCCCGATTATTCTGGCGAGTGGCCCCCAAAGCCTCATGACCTGGCTGCCGATATGTACGGGGAGTACACCGCGTGGTGGAGTGGGAATTCTGACGATCTGGCAGAGATCTACAGCCGGGCCGTCCCCTCCGCGCCTGTGCGCCCAAGTCAACTTTTAGGCGGGGTGCGGGGCGCACTCAGTCGATTCTGGTGGGGGCGTCCTGTTTTCAACGACACGAAGCGTCTTCACATCCCTGTAGCTGCCGATTTGGCGACCATGTCGGCGGATCTGCTGTTTGGGCAGCCTCCGACTTGGCTGTGCACCGAGGAGACGGCCACAGACGTAAAGGGTGCGCAGGATCGCGTGAACACCATCCTGGATGGCGCTGACACCCTCGCTACCCTTCTGGAAGCCGCTGAGGGGGCCGCCGCATTGGGCGGAACCTACTTGCGGCTCTGGTGGGACGAATCTGTCGCGAAAAAGGTCATGATCGGCGCGGTAGCCCCGGACGCTGCCGTGCCGCAATGGCGGTACGGGAAACTTGCGGGTGTCACGTTCTGGCGGATCATCGGGAAAGACAAGCTCGGCACGTGGCGGCATTTGGAGCATCATGAGCCAGGCCGGATTGAGCATGCCCTGTATTGCGGGGATGATGGCGCGATCGGCCGGCGGATGCCTCTGGACGCGATGGACGAAACCCTCTGGGCCGCGGAGCTGGTGGATGAGGAGTCGTCGATCCCGACCGGTATCGACGAGTTGACGGCCTGCTACATCCCGAACGTTCGCCCTACTCGCAGGTGGCGTAACACTCCAGGTTTGTCGCCGTTGGGACGCTCGGATTTTGAGGGTTTGGAGCCCTTGTTCGATGCGCTTGATGAAGCGTGGTCGTCCTGGATGCGTGACCTGGACCTGGGGAAGGCCCGGTTGTTCGTCGCGCAGGAAGCTCTGGAGGACAAGGGCCCCGGTATGGGGTCTTCGTTCGATCGTGAGCAAGAGATTTTCACTCCGGTTCCTGGTAATCAGATGCTGCCGGAGGACGGCCCGAACCAACTGGTGCAGGCGCAGCAGTTCAGTATTCGGGTTGAGGAGCATGCGAAGACCTGCCAGGACTTGCTGAAGCAGATCCTGCGGGGGGCGGGCTATTCGGCTGCGGATTTCGATGACGCTGATTCGGTGTCGATGACGGCTACCGAGGTGTCTGCGCGTAAGGACAAGTCGAATCAGACCCGGAACCGGAAACTGCTATATGTCCAGGCTGAACTCCGGCCATTCGGACTCGCGGCACTCCGTCTAGACTACAAGGTCTTCGGCGGTCCGGATTTCGGGTTGAAGGAAGCCCCAGAGCTGCACTTCCCGGTGCGTGTGGATCAGGATCCGGTCGCGTTGTCGACTGCCATCAGCAACCTGAAAATTGCGCAGGCGATCAGTACCGAAACCGCGGTGCGCATGTTCAACCCGAACTGGTCGAACGACGAGGTCGAAGAGGAAGTGGCGCGGATTCTCGATGAGGTCGCGCTGACGGTCCCGGACCCCGACGGCGGTGAGTTCGAGTCCGCCGAGGATGAACCGCGCAACGACTTCCAGGACGAGGTCGAGCCTGACGTTGAGGTTGCGGAGGCGGCCTGATGCCTCTTACTCCGTCCTTCGGTGATCGTCGTATCGGCCCGGTCACCCGCTTGTATCGGCGCTTGGAGCGTCGCCTGCTGGAGCGTCTTGCTATGGCGGTGGCGCCGGGTGTCGGGCATGCGGTGGTGTGGGCGATGCGGCTGCTGGCTCGGTTGCCGCGGTTTCGGCGCAATGTTGAGCGTGATGTTGCCGAGACTGATCGGGATATGGCGCCGGCAGTTCGTGCTGCGGTGTTGGGTGCGTGGCGCGACGGTGTTGCAGCGGCTCGACATGACATCCCTGGTGCTCCTCGCGCTGATGAGGGTCCGGTGGAGCGTCTGATTGATGAGGCGGTCGATACGGTGCGGCGTACGCATGCGCATGTTCCGACTGTCTTGGATGGCGCGTATCGGGCTGTCGTTGATGAGGCTGTGCGGGCGGAGCGTGACCGTGGGAACACTGATCGTGCCCGTGTCGTGCAGCGCGCGCTAGATGCGTTCGCGCGCCGCGGCATCACGGGGTTTGTGGATGCGCGTGGCCGGCGTTGGGATCTCGTCTCGTATGTGGAGATGGCGGTCCGGTCGGCGATTACTCGCGCTGAGGTGGATGCGTATTGTGCGCAGGTTGCCGCGGCAGGGCACGATCTGATCGTGGTGTCCGATGTGGCGGGTAGCTGCCCGCTGTGTTCGCCGTTTGAAGGTCAGGTGCTCTCAATCTCGGGGGCTACAGTCGGCGCGATTGCGAGAGAAGCGACCTCGGGCCGGACTGTCACTGTGACAGTGTGGGGTTCGGTTGCTGAGGCTCGTGCACGTGGCCTCTGGCACCCGAACTGTAGGCACGTAGCCAGCGTGTGGACTCCGGATGATCCGGCGCCGCCCCGTGCGGTGCGTGTCCCTGATTCTGTGCGCGCTGAGCGCCGCCGTGCTCGCGCGTTGGCGCGCCGTGAGCGCCGTAATGACCGCGTCCGGTATGTGGCGCAATCCGATTAAGCTTCCCGCTTTTCTATAGCGGGTTCTGACCCTCGAATTCTATTCGGGGGTTTCGTCATATCTGCACCCGAATAGGCCAGGTTGCCATTCGGGTGTTTCTACATGTCCAGGAGACATTCATGGCCGACGAAGCCGCAAACCAGGAAACCACAACTGAAAATGTATCCGTCGACGAAGCTGTCGACACCTCGGTCGAGAATTCGGAAGCCGGTGACGCTGTACAGGCCACCGAAACCGATAAACCGGCCGAAACTGAAGCCTCGAAAACTGAGGCGGACCCGGAAATCTCGCGCCTGAACAAGGAAGTGGATCGGCTCCGTAAAGAAGCCGCCGCGAACCGCGTAAAGGGCAACGAGAAAGCCGAGAAAGCGGCCCAGGAGGCTGCGAAGAAAGCCAGTGAAGAACTGGTTTCGAAGCTCGGCAAGGTTCTGGGGCTCGTCGAGGACGACGCTGAACCTGATCCCGCGGAGCTGCTGCGTGCAGCGCAGGAGCGGGAGACGCAGCTGGCAACCGAGCGTGACTCGGTCGCTGAAAAGCTGCGCAACTATGCACGGAAAGACGCCCTTTCTGCTGCCGCTAAGACGGCTGAGGGTGACCTTGATTCCATTCTCGATTCGGTCAAAATTTCGAAGGCCGTCGAGAAACTTGACACCGATTCCGACGATTTCGCTGCCCAGGTGGCCGAAATTGTGGCGGAGGCTGTCGAAGCTAATCCGAAGCTGAAAAAGGCGCCCGCCCAGGCGGCGGCTCCTCGAAGCGGCGGAGACCTCTCCGGCGGGAACGCGGCACCTAAGCCGTCGCCCGGTCGGGATTCTGTCGAAGAAATCCGGCGGCGTAAACGCGAACAGCGTGAACGCGACGGATTCTGATCTAGGAGCCTAAATTGGCTAACAATTTTCTGACCCCTGACGTTATTGCGCGTCAGACTCTCGCGAACCTGTACGAGAACCTGGTCATGCTGCCGCTGGTGCATCGGGATCATTCGCAGGAGTTCAATGCGAAGATCGGTGACACCGTCAACGTCCGCAAGCCTGCTGTGCTGACCGCGAACCTGTTTAACCGTGCAGACGGTATCCAGTTGCAGGACGCGGAAGAGGGCAGCGTCCCGGTGAAGCTGGACAAGATCGTTGAGGTGTCGCTGCCGATCCCGGATGAGCAGTACCTGCTTGAGCTGGAGTCGTTCGACACTCAGGTCTCCCAGCCTGCTGCTGAGGCAATCGCTCAGCACATCGACCGCGCGATCATCGCCCACGCCAAGACGGCGACCACCGCCGTTGCTGGCGTGACCCCGACCGGGTTCGAGTGGAACAAGCCCGAAGTCCTGATTGAGGCTGACCGGCTGCTGAACATCGCGAAGGTTCCGACTCAGCGGCGTCACGCCGTCGTTGGTCCGACCGCCCGCGCGAACTGGCTGAACTCGACTCTGATCAAGCAGGCCGACCAGAGTGGTTCTACCGATGCCCTCCGTCAGGGCTCGATCGGCCGGAATCTGTTCGGTTTCGACGCTTACATGACCCAGAACATCGTCCAGCCGGCTGCGGATCCCGCGAGCGGTCAGCCGACCACTGAGGTTGGTTTGGCGTTCCATGAGACGGCGTTCACGTTCACTTCGGCTGCTCTGCCGCGGCCGATGGACGGCACCGCGTATGCGATCGAGTCGTACAAGGGCATCAGCCTGCGTGTGACCCGCGCGTACGACCAGAACAAGATGCAGAACGTTGTCAGCTTCAGCGTTCTGTATGGCGTGTCGACCCTCGATGCGAACCGCAGTGTTCTGCTGCGTGGCGCGCTGGAAGCCTGATTTTGACCTGCGCCGCCTGCCAAATGGTGGGCGGCGCAGTCGATCGGCTGTCTGACTTGGAGAACGGTAGTGCCTTACTTCTATAAGTATTTGGGCGGTGACCAGGATTTGCTGGTTGAGTCCGAGGATCCGCGCCCTGACCTTTTGGAGTGGGCGTACTGGGTTGAGGTCGACGCGCCCGCTGAGGCGGAGCCGGAGCCTGTTGTCGAACCGGTCGTTGAGCCCGCCCAGGTGGCGGAGCCGGAACCTGCCGCAGATGCTGCATTTGAGCCTGAGCTGGTTGTCGAGCCGGAACCTGCGCCTGAGCCGAAGAAAGCTCCCGCGAAGAAGGCTGCTCCTCGCAAGGCGCCGGCCAAGAAGGTCGCTGGGAGCGAATAATGCTGGTGTATGCCGCCCCTGATGATTTGATGGACGGCTGGCTGGTCGACGTACCGGAAGAACCGGTTGCGTTGCGGGCGATCAAGTTCGCGTCGGCGCTGGTGCGTCGGGCCACATCCTGCGACCACTATGAGGTCGACCCTGCTGGTTCGCCGACTGAACCGGATGTGATCGAGGCGATGCGTGACGCTACGTGCGCGCATGCGGCGATGTGGATCGAGGCCGGTATCAATCCGGCCGCTGGTTCTGCTGGCCGAGAGATCGGCATCCAGTCACAGTCCGCGGATGGCGGCTCGGTCACCTATGGGGACAGTGTCTCGGCTGAAGAGGTCGAACGGTCGCTGAATTTCCTGTCCCCGGTCGCTCTCGGGATCCTCAAGTCTGCTGGGCTCGCGTCGACAAGGCCGGACACGTGGTGACGTATGCGCACCCGCAGTATCCGGGCGGGACGATGCTGACTGTCCTGCGGGATTCGCCTGATCGTGACTGGCAGGGCGATCCTGTCGGTGCTGGTGGGGCGCCGCATCAGATCGGGCCGTGTGATCTCAAGTGGGGGACTGACACCGAGGACAACGAGCGCGGGGAACTGCTCGTGCTCACGGCGCGGGTGACGGCGCCGCATGGTTCGGATGTCGTCTCGTCGGATCGGATCCAGTTGCCTGACGGTCGAATCTTTGTGATCGACGGGCAGGTTCGGGAGACTCCGAATCCGTTTACGGGCTGGTCTACCGGGGTGCGGTTCACGATCGCGAAGGACGGTTCCAGTGGAGTACGACGGAGCTGATTTCGACCTCGACCGGACGTTCATGCGGGAGTCTGCCGAACTGGAGAGGTTCGTTCACGAACTCGCTGAACAGGGCGCCGACAGGTGGGCTGCACGAAGCAAGTGGCGGACGGGCTACAACGCTACGAGCGTTCAAGCACTGTCCGGTCCAGGCGATGACGGCCGCATCGAAGGCGTCGTCTACGCACACGGGCATTACGCCCGCTTCCGTGAGCACGGCACCCGCTACAACAAGGCCGAACACGTCATGCGGGACTTCATCCGCGATATCGAAGGCTAGGAGGCGCCGTGTCTCTGCCTGATTATCCGGAGTACGACGAAGTCCTGAAGGCCCTGTTCGACGGTCTCGCCCCGGTGGTGACGTTCATCGACGATGACCTGCCGGCCGAGTACATCTATGTGCAGCGTGTCGGCGGCCGTGAAGATGGGGTGTTCGATAACCCTGTCGTCGATGTCGAGTACGTGGGTCCGACTCGTGCCGCTTCTAAGGCTTTGAAGAAGGCTGGTCAGGAGCGGGTTCGACACTGTGGGAACACTGCGCCCGGCGGGTTTCTGATTGATGTGGCTGAGGAAGTGACTGGCGCTATGCCGATGTCGCCTCAGCAGCGGGATATGCGTGAGTTTATCGCTACGAACCGCTTCTCTTATCGGCGCCCTCGCGCCTAACTCTTTTCTCTTCTGCACGCCACCCGCACCAATTTTCGGTTGCGGGTCTCTGGGCGTGCCTAAAGCAAGGACACAGCTTATGCCTGCTGTTACCTATGAACAGCTCGCGGACTGGAAGTCGAGCCTGGTGCTTCGCCCCAACAAGGGGTTTGTGCTGATCGGTGACCTGGACGCAACCATTCCCACCGCGTTCACTGATGGTGTCGCCGCGGAGTTCCAGGCGCTCACCGATTTCGAGTCGCTGGGTATGACCGCTAAGGATGCGCCCCCGTCGTGGACGCCCGAGGTCGAGACCAACGATATCGAGGCCTGGGGTGCTCTGGAGCCGCCCCGGACTGACATCATCTCCCGCAAGATGACCGTCTCGACGACTCTGATCGAGACCAAGCGTCGCACGCTGGAACTTTATGGTGGCCTGGACCTGTCTGCGATCGAAGCGGACGGCACCACGGGTGAACTCCAGTGGAACGACCCGACCTCGCCTGAGTCCCGTTATCACCGTCTGGTGTTCGGTCTCGTTGATGGTGCGGGTGCGGACACGATTTTCCATCTGCGGATCCTGCCCCGCGCGATTGTCACCAGTGTTGGTGAGCAGTCGTGGTCGCAGGAGGGTGGTCTGACCTACAACATCACGTGGTCCGCGAAGATCGACGAGGATCTCGGCTACAGCGTGAAGAACGTGTTCTGTGGTCCCGGTATCGCTGCACGCCTGGATGAGATGGGCTTCACCGCTACGGCTGCGGTTCCGATCGTGTCTTCGCATCTGCCGGCGGGCACGCTCGCTGCTGCGGGTGGCGAGTCTGTGGTGCTGTTGGGTAAGAACTTCACCGGTACTACGGGTGTGACTGTGGGTGGTACTGCTGCGGATGATTTCCAGGTCGTGAATGACACCACTCTGGCGATCAACAGCCCGGCGAAGACCGCGGGCGCTCACAACGTCGTGGTGACCAACGCGACCGGTGCTTCGGCGAACTACTCCGTCACCTACGCCTGATTCGTCAGGCCCCTGTTCGTCGCCCCGTGCGTGTTTCCTGGCCGCGCACGGGGCGACTCTCTCCCAAACTGCCAGGTCATTCTTTGCCGGGAGACCCCGAATGGCTTTTGAACCTATCTACATGTATGCGCCGGACGGCCGTAAAACTCTGGTCGGGTCCGCCGTCGAGCGTGAACAGCTCCGCGTGAAGGGCTACAGCGAGACCGCCCCGAAACTGCCGGCCGCTGAGGCGAAGTTGAGCCCGAGCGCGCAGGAGTTCATTCGGGAGGCGTCGAAGCCTGCCGCGGTGAAGCCGGAACCGAAACCGGAACCGGCCCCCAAGACCACTTCCAAGTAACAACTCTCTGCCAGGAGACTGCTATGGCTGCACGTGCCCCCCGTCCGAAGATCGAGCCGAAGGCTGAGTCGCGTTTCGCGCGGCTGCTGGCTGAGGCCAACGAGAAGACCGCCAAGGTTGAACCGTACGTGTTCGACGGTGTTGAGCCGCCGATCGAGGTACTTCCTCCCAGCACTGTGGAGGACGTCCTGGAGGTCGGGTTCATCATGGAAAACCTCGAAGACCTCGACGCGCCACGGATCCGCCGTATCTTCGGCTTGTTCTTCGGTGCCCGGTTCGACGAGGCGTGGGAGGTTCTGCGGGATAAGCCTGCCGAGCTGTTGATCCTGCTGCTGGAAGACATCACCAACCATTTCAACGGTTCGGGTGATGTTCCGGGGGGTTCGTAAACCTCGTATTCCTGATTGAGGAGTACGGGGAGGAAATCGAATACGACCTGCAAGAACACTTGCGGGTCGATCTCCTCGACTACTTTCGTGGCGTCCGTCCGTGGGGGCAACTGTTCCGGTTTTTGAAACGGTTGCCGCCGCATGGCTGGTATCAGTCGGCGATCGCGATGGATGAGGAGATCGGGTATGCGCGGGCGATGCAGGACAGGCCGGAGAAGGCTGGACCGATATCGCCGCTCGGGTACAGTCTCCCGGTTCTGCTGCAACTGCGGCAGATCGACCTGCTGAAAGAGTTGATGCGGGTCACTGCGTCCGTGTTCTCTGGCAAGCTGCCGCCGCCGATCCGACCGGAACCGCGCCCGCAAACCGCTGAAGAGCGGATCCGGGACGAGCTGGAAACCCTGAACGTGAAGAACGCGGTGGATCTGATTCTTGGGGTTGCATCGCAGGGTTAGGCTTCTCCTACACCCTCCGGTAACGCCTTGAGCGTGGTATCCGATCCTCGGGTGACATCCTTCACCCAGCAGGGGACACCATGACCGATCCGAACAGCGACGACCAGTACCTGCCGCGGCCTGGCGTCGAACTACCGCGAAGATCCATCGGCAATTGGCTCGTCTACGGCAGCGGTGGCCAGAAGACGAATGCCGAACGCTGGACGCCTGTCGTTCTCGTCGGGATCGGCGCAGTGATCGCCGCGATCCTCTGGGACAGCATCAGTCTGGGCGCCTTAGCTGTCCTTGCACTCCCGGTAACCGGGTTAGTGCTGCTCGTCCTCATTATTCGCGCTCTGATTCGGGTGGGGAACAAGCGGCCGCCGCCTGTGGTGGTGTCGCCCCCGACTACGCAGCTTCCGCCGGCGGGCTGGTACCCGGACGCGGAGGGCGTGATCCGCTGGTTTGACGGGCAGGCGTGGACCGAATTCCGGCGAGGCCCCGAATGAACCAGCCACCTACCGGACCTTACGGGCGTCGTCCACCGATACCGCCCGGATTCCCAGCCCCGCACCCGCGATGGTCGTTGAACTGGTTCGGTGCCCAGTGGTGGTTTACGCCGCTGATGCTGCTGTTCGGGTTCTTGTTGACATGCTGGGTGCTGTCGTCGATGGGTTTGAGCGGTGGCGCGATCACGCTGCTGCTGTTCCTGGCGTTGCCGTTCGTGCTGCTGTTCGCCGTGATTCTCGCCCTTGTGCGGAAGAGTGGCAGACCGCAAGCGCATGGTTGGCAGCTTCCTCCGCCTTCCATGACTTTGCCGCCGCCTGGTTGGTATCCGGACCAACAAGGGCAACTGCGTTGGTTTGATGGCGAGATGTGGACGGAGTACCGCAAGCCGCCTCAGGCGTAACGTGACGAAAGGGCCCGAACCTGTGTGGTCCGGGCCCTTTCGAGTGTTCAGCGTGGGCCGCGTGGTACCGAGATGGCGGTTTCGACGTAGTGGAGTTCGCCGTCCGGGTGGAGGGTTTGCGCCCAGGTGCCGTACATGGTGACGGCGGGCCCGTACAGGGCGTGTGTTGCTGCGCTGCGCAAGGCTTCGATATGTCCGAGACCCGCGACCCGCTTGCGCGGGAGGATGCGGGTGGTGCCGTCGAGGTAGACGCGGAGGCTCCCGATTTCCTCGAACATGGCGGTTCCGGGGATTGCCCAGAATCGGCCGACGCCTTCGGGTGGTTCGAGGTGGATGCCGAGCGCGGTATGGAAACTGTCGATGTGCTGCATGGATTCGGGCACGACAAAGCTCCTGAGGGTATGAGAAAGCCCCGCGCGACGAGCACGGCCCATTGCGCGGGGCCTAGAGGAGGGGCAACTGTTGCTCCCAAGGCAACGGTTGCCGGGGAACGGTGAGGTCTACTCCAGTCGGCGGAGCGGGACCACGTTCCCCGGCCCCTTCGGGAACCTGTGCACGGTCACAGACTGCGGCGGGACGATACGGACCTCATAGGTTCCGTTGTCCTCGCCCGGGTCCGCCAGCAGGCGCCCGGTCGAAACACTCGGCTTGTCGACGGTCGGGTCGGGGTGCCAGCGGTGTTCGTATACGTGGCCGTACTCGATCTCGACTTGGGAGGATATTTCTCGGCCGTCGCTGTAGTGGTTCCAGTCCTCGACGAGCGGCCCCAGCAGTTCGCTGGTTTGCTCGGCCAAGCCCCAGAGTGCTTCGATCTCGTAGTGGTCGTCTTCGCTGACGCCATTCCCTGAGAGGCTGTCCAACGTCCACTCGATGGTGTTGATGACCTCGCGTGCGAGGTACTTGAGCGCGTCGAGCGACGTGTAATTCGGATTATCCGCGTTCGTCACGCCGCCTCCTCGCCTGCGAAACGCGCAGTCCAGATCTCTTCCATCAGGTGTCGATCCGCTTCCGTGTAGGCGTTGGCGGGGCGAACCTGGCCGTTCCCGATATCGAGCGGGTACTTCTTCGGCTCGGTTCCGTACTTCAGGATGTAGGCATCCTTCACGGCCGAACCAAACGGCCGATTGAGCTGCTTGACGCGCTTCGCCGACTTTACCTTTTCGTGCAGGAAGGTCTGCACATAGAGCGGCATACTGGTGGCCTCGATCTCGGGAGTCTCCCCCAGGCCGTGAGCCAGCACAACACGGGCCTTGACGTCGAGATGCTTCGGATCGATGAGCCCATCAGCGAGGCGGATCAACTCCATGCGCCCCTTCGCCAGTTCGATCTGGGCGCGGGCGCGGGTATCGAGAACGTGAGCCTCGACAACCTCGGCCTGACGAGTGCGGATCGCGAAGTACGCCTGGGCCGCCGCGACCTCCGGCTTTCTCGGATCGCCGTTCATAGCCACGAGGTAGCAGGCGACCCGAGACAGCTCGTAGTTGCTGCGCGGCCGTCCACCTGACTTTTCCGAGGAGGGTCGGAAAAGGTTCGCCACGTCTTGCCCGCTTGCTTGCGCGGATGCTTTGGCGCGATCGAGAACTTCGGGGACTCGGTCCCACCGGTCGTAGCCGAGCAACGGCATGAGGTCACGCGCCGACCAGTATTCGGAGCCGTCCGGGCGGACGCGCCTGATCGCGTCGAACGGGGAGTTGTTTGCATCACCTCCGCCCTGTGCGTTGACGTGGACGGGGGAAAAGTTGGTACCCTGAGGCACGCCGAATCTCCATTCGGTTAAGTATGGCTTCCCGGACTTTGGCGGGTACGGAGGCCATAACGAGGTTTAGTCGAGTTTGCAACCAGTACTGGTTGCAAACTCGACTGTACACTACGGCTTGACGTCGATGCAACCAGTACTAGTTGCGTTTTTTCTGCTGGGACGTTTTCCCGGCAATTCGGTAGAGCAGGTTCCTGTGAACGCCTGCCGATACTGCGATCAACTCGCGAGGTAGGCCCGCGTCTAGTGCGGCCTGGACTGCGTTCCCTCTCGCCTCGGCGGCCTCTCTAACTATCCGGTTGGCCTCTTCTTTCGCGTCGCGCGACCGGTCGGATGTCGCCTTGACCTCCCTGAGCAAGCGCTCTGCCTCTTCCTTCGTCAGTGCCATGGTGTCGATCATCCCAGGAACCTGCTCGCAAGATGCTGCCCCATGGTCGATCCTTCCCGATGCTCCGATATTACACCGTAGCGTAAACGCTACACCACGGTGCAGTCAACCATTCACGTGTCAGACACGCAGCCCCCAAACGTGCGGGCGCGGTCCCCGAACACCCCAATGAGGGCATAAACGCAGCGTATAGCGCTGGAATACGGAGGCCGACTATGGCTAACTGGCCCGCCTTCCATGCCGGCAGCGCTCGAATTTCATTAAAACCGCAGCTAGCGACCGGTTTTAAGTCTCAAGTCCGCGCGCTCTTGCAGCCGATCAACGAATCAATCCGTGTCCAGGTCCGCCCCCAGTTGGCCCCCCGATTCCGCACCGAACTCCGGAACATGGTCCGCGCCGCCTCGCAGGGAGTGAACGCGAGGGTCGGCGTCACTGTTGACGCATCACGCGTCCGCTCCCAAGTTCGTGCAGCGACCGCGAACATGCCGAACGCTCGCCTCGGTGTCGACCTCGACCTGACACGCGCGATCTCCCAGATGCAGGCGTTCCGGACGCAGGTCGCAGCGCAGCCCCTCGCCCTGAATGTCAACGTGGACACCACGGCCGCCGTCGCACAGTTGATGGCGTTGCGGTCCCTCGCGTCTACCGTGACGAATCAGGTCAACGGGTTGAACGCGCGCTCTGTGCTCAGTCCCGCAACCCAACGTCGTCTGACCGGCGGTATTTTCACGCGCCCCGTGCGGGCGATCCGCATGCAGATCGAGATCGACCGGGCATCCGTTGCGCGCGCTGAGGCTGAGGTGGCTTCGGTCGCGGCTCGCCTTTCGCAGGCCCGAAACCAGCAGACGACTGCTACGGACCGGTTGGCGCTCGCAGAGCAGCGGCACGCCGAAGTGATGGCGCGATCGTCCGCGACCGACTCCCAGCGTCTCGCCGCCACACAGGCACTCACCCGCGCCCGGAACGCTCAGGCAGACGCACAGGGCCGCGTGCTGTCCCTGATGGACGACGAACACAACGCCCGCCGGCGCCTCGACGGCGCCCGCAACGACCGCAATGGGTTCTTTGGGCTCGCAGGCGTAGGCATGCGCGGGCTCGTCAGCGCCATCGGTTCCGCCGCCGCGAACATGTTCAACTTCAGCAACATCGTGAATGTCGCCCTCGTCGGACTCATAGCTCTTGCCGCAGTGTCACTGGTGCCGTTGATCGGTCAGCTCGCACAGGCCGCGGGCGTGCTCGGGCTGTTCCCGGCCGCCCTGGCCGGAGCCGTGTCCGTATTCGCCGCGGTGAAGATCGGCCTGTCTGGGGTTAATGACGCGTTCGAAGCAGCGAAGAAGGCATCCGATTCCGCAGGCTCCGATATGGAGGCTCGCGGTAAGGCTGTCGCTGCTGCGCAGAAGCAGGTCGCGTCCGCGGTTAAGGGTGTCGCGTCGGCTGAGCGTGGTGTTGTCACAGCGCAGAAGGCGTCCGAGCGTGCGCAGAAGGGCCTGAACAGGGCCCGTAAGGACGCGAAAGACGAGATCGACGACCTCAACCGGGCATTGGGTCGGACCGTGCTCACAGAGCAGGCTGCCGCGATCGCTGTAGCGGAAGCGCATCGGGAGATGTTGCAGACGTTCAGCGACCCGGAATCGGACGCGATCGACCGCGCTCGTGCAGTCAACTCGTATAACCAGGCGTTGGCGGACCAGTCGGACCTTCTCATTGACAACCAGCGGCTCGCCGACAAGGTAGCGGACGCGAACACGAAGGGTGTCGAAGGCAGCGACCAGGTTGTTGCTGCGAAGGAAGCTGTAGCGGACGCTGCGCAGGGCGAGATTGATGCTCAGGAACGTCTCGCGGACGCCCACGCCACGCTTGCTGAAGCGCAGGTCGCGGTCACTGAAGCCATGAATGAGGGCAGCACTGCTGCTAAGGCTTTCGACGAGGCGATGGCGAAGCTGTCGCCGAACGCTCAGGATTTCGTGCGGAAGCTCCTTGATGTCAAAGACGCATACAAGGGCCTGAAAAACGAACTGCAAGACGCTCTGTTCGATCGTCTCGGGCAGTCGGTGTCAGATCTCGCCTACGCCTACCTGCCGACACTGAAAACCGGTTTGGGTGGGATCGCTACGCAGATCAATGAGGGTTTGCGGCGGGCCTTGGCCGATCTGAACACTGAGGCCACCCGCGGCAAGCTGTCCGTGATCTTCGATAACACCACTAAGTCTGTCGGTCCGCTGATCGACGGCATCAACGATGTCCTCCAGGGCTTCTTGTCTCTGTCTCAGGTCGGATCCGAGTTCCTGCCCGGCCTGTCGGGTGGGTTCGCTGATTTCGCACAGAAGTTCCGGGAGTGGGCCGAGTCGCCGGAGGGGCAGCAGAAGTTCCGTGACTTCTTGCGGGAGTCGCTGGACGCGTTCGGGAAGATCTGGGGCATCGGCACCCGTCTTATCGACCTGGTCCGCAATATCTTCCGCGGCAGCGATGAGACCGGTGAGGGCTGGCTCGACTCGATCACGCAAACCCTGGACCGCTGGAACGACTTCCTCTCCTCGGAGGAGGGGCAGCAGAAGATCAAGGACTTCTTCAAAGACGTCCGCGACACCGTCAACTCGATCACGACCCTGCTGACGAAGGCTGTCGAACTGGCCGACTGGCTCAACGGGGCGATGGAAGGGAACCCGTTCGCGAAGGTCGTTGGAGGGTTCACCGAAGACACCAATGAAGACGGCTCCCAGAAGACTGGTTGGGACCGGGCTAAAGACATCGGTGGCGGGCTGCTGGCGCCGTCCCCTCCCGTCTTCCTCGGCAAGCTCGGGTTCAACGAGGCCAAGGAGCTTTGGACTAGTTTCACCGACGAATGGCTTCCGCAACAGTCCGCGAAGGTCGGCACATGGGGCGCCAAGACTTGGGTTGATTTCAAGAACAAGGCCGCCAATGGGTTCAAGAGTGTCCTGACTTCGGCGACCGAGTTCGGCGGTGTCCTCGGCGACGAGACGCTGCCGAGCATCAAGACGAAGATCAGCACGTTCATCGGCGAAATGGGCACCAGCCTCACTGACGGTGAGGGTTTCTGGGGCCTGTTCAGCACGAACCTCGGTCAGATCACCGATGGGATCCTCGGCACTGAAGGCCCGCTTGAGAAGCTTAAAAACGGGTTCAACAGCTTGGGCCCGTTCTTCGACGCCGCGGTCTCGAATTTCGGTTCGATTCTCGGGAAGCTGCCGTCGCAGTTCCATGGGCCGATCAATGCCGTCGTGGATGTGCTGAACGGGTTCGGCGATATCTGGAACAAGGTCGCTGACAAGCTCGGGCTCCCGAAATGGGAACCGCTCGGGCACGTCGGGGCTGTCGGGCAGATGGGCAAGGAGAACCCGACCGCAACCCCGATCGGTGCCCGTTGGATGGGTGGCCCTGGTGGTCCGGTGCGTGGTCCTGGTGGCCCGAAGGAAGACAAAGCCGGACTGTACCGGTTGTCGGCCGGCGAGCATGTGTGGACTGCGGATGAGGTTGCTGCGGCTGGCGGCCATGACGCCATGTACCGCATGCGTAAAGGCGTGCTCGGTACGGGCGGGAAGCAGTCGAAGGCTGACGGCCCTCTGCCGGGTTATGCGGACGGCGGCATTGTCGCCACGTCGGATCCGTTGCAGCCGATTCAGCAGCATTTGTGGGATCTGGTGTCGTCTGCGATTCCGGGTGCGATCCTCACTTCGGGGCAACGCTTCGTGGATGTCGGCTCGGGCTACGACCTGCACATGCAGGGCAAGGCTATCGACCTTGCGGGGCCGATGGATGAGATTGCCCGCTGGATCTATGACACGTATCCGCAGTCCGCGGAGTTGATTCACTGGCCGCTCAACGGGTGGTCGAACCTCGATGAAGGCAAGCCGTTCGATTTTGGTTCGGCGACGAACGAAGCGCACAGGGACCACGTCCACTGGGCTGCGAACGACTTCCTCACCCAGCTCTCCGACGAGGAGAAGGCCGGCCTGTTCGACCGGGTGAAGAACGCTCTCGGGTCCGCGATGGGTGCCGGCCGTGGTTTCGCGCTCGACAACCTCGTCCGCAAGCCGCTGAACGCTTTGGTGGATCGTGTCCCTGACTTCCCCGGTATGGGTGAGTTCGGGCAGATCCCGAAGGCGTTCGCGCGGAAGATGGCCGACGCTGTCACCTCGTTCATCTCGTCCAAGCTGGGCGGGTCCGGTGGTGGTCTCGTCGATTACGAGGCCACCGGGAATGTTGAACGCTGGCGTGACCTCGCGAAAGAGGCCATGCGGCGTACGGGGTTCAACGCGGATGACGAGAACCAAGTCAACGCGATGATGGCGCAGATCAAGTCCGAATCCGGCGGTAACCCGTCGATTCTTCAGCAGGTACAGGACGTCAACAGTGGTGGTAACGAAGCCCAGGGATTGCTTCAGGTGATCCCCGGAACCTTCGCCGCCTACCGTGACCCCAGCCTGCCGAACGACCGCACCGACCCGATGGCGAACATGGTCGCCGCACTCAACTACTACCGGGACACCTACGGCTCAGACCTCACCACCGAGTGGGGACACGGCCACGGATACGCCAACGGTGGCTGGGTGAACGGTCCTGGTGGTCCGCTCGCAGACAAGATCCGGGCGTTGCTGTCCAACGGTGAATTCGTCGTGAATGCTGCCGCGGCCGGCCAGTGGGGTCCGCTGTTGGAGGCCATCAACGGTGGCGCAAAGCCGCAGGCGAAAACGCTGGAGCAGCGGGGTCCGGCACCGTTCGACCCGAACCAGCCGCCCAACGGTGGCGCCGAACCCCCGGACACCAACATTTGGGGTGGCCCGCCGGTTGCGGGTGTGGACACGGTCGGTTCGCTGAAGAAGAAGACCATGGATCGGTTCTTCGGCGAGTCTGGGGCGTTCGCGACCGGGTTCAACTCGCTTGTCGACTCCACCTTGGGGCCGTTGGGGCTGCCGGATCCGCGGGATTTGATCCCGTCCGAAGTCACTGCGTACGCGAAAACGTTCGACGAATGGAACAAGGCGAAAGCCCAAGCACCAGGCGTCGACTCGCAAGCGTTGCTCAACCAGTCCGGGTATTACCAGGCTGGACAGCATGCGGTCGGGGCCGCGAACCAAGTGGTCCAGTCGAATCCGTCCGGGTCGCAGATCAGCAGCGTCGATAACTCGATGACAGTCAATCTGACCGTCAAGAACGATGCTGACGCGTTCCGGAAACTGAACCAGATGGCGGACCTGCGGGCAATCCCATACACCGGTTAAAAGGGGAGAACTCTGTTGATGCGGGAAGGTCCCCGCGTCGAAATCTTCAAAGATGGCAAACACATGGTCATCAGCGGCTCAGGAGCCTCGAAAAAGCTGTATCTGGCAACAGATCCACGCGGCCTATTCGAGGCGCCCGTAGTCACGCGCCGACGTTCATCGGCGTTCCAGAAGGGTTCGACGTACCAAGGGAAATCATACGACCAACGTGACATCACGTTCGGTGTCCACCTTAAGGGCGAAACCCCCGAGGAATGGCAGTCACTCCACAACGAGTGGCATTCCATGTGGGATTACGAAAACGACCCGTGGGATTTGGACTCGACACTCACGAAACTGTCGATCACCACGCCGACCGCAGGGACACGTTCTCTGTGGTTGGCGCTGAGTGACACGGTGCCGTCCGAATACGAGCATGCGCCGCATCTAACCCGGTCATCGCTCGAAAAAATGGCGGTCGTCGCCGACCAGCCACTCTATTTCGAAGACGCCTACGAGAACACCCCGGTCGACTATTTCGAAACCTCGTCGGCTGGGACCTCGGAAGGCTGGGTGACCATATCTAACCCGTGCGACCAACCAATGTGGCTGCAATGGGTCGTTACTCGCGGCGTTTGGACACTCCCGGACTATTCGTGGGTCGGGAAGAAACACCAGCGAATACCAGGCGGAGAACACGCCAACCGGAAGATCACTCTGCCTGGTCTCGGTGATGTTGAGGGTGGGGCGCGGGTCACCCTGTACCGAGACAAGTTGCAGGTACGCGACTTATTCGGCACGAACCTTGCTGGCCGGATGAATGGAATAGCGTTCCTTCATCGCGTGCCCCCGAAGACCCCCGAAACCAACTTGCCCGTGAAAGTCGAGGCCGCGCCGGCGGGTGGTGGCCGGGTTGAAGTTTATTGCCAGCGTCGATGGTCTCATCCGTGGCTGAATGGTTGAGCGGTTCCGCTCGTTTGGAGTTGATTTCGAATGACGGACCTCTCAACCCTCAGTTTGCAGGAGCAATGCGAAGCAATCTGGGAAGCCACTAACGCGGCGGAGGAAGCAGACCGCAGGGCACGCCTCGAACCGCCTTTGATGAGGCTCTGGGATGGCGATTTTCGTTTACAGGGGATCCTGAACTCGGAATACTCTGCCAGCTTCACATGGCTCGATAACGAGGTCGGCCCCGGCCAGGTGGAAATTCCGCTCGATGACCCGTTGGCAAAGTGGATATACCAGGTAGCGCCACGCATACAGCGCGGCGAGAAACTGCACGTCTACATCACTGTAGACAAAGACGGCGCCCGGTGGTCTGGAAGACTTCACGATCAGGTTCTTGAAAAAAGAGAAGACGGCACCTGGGTATTGGTGGTCCGCTTTCTCCACGATCTGGGCGTCCTGGACTACTACCTGGCATGGGCCTCGCCGTTCTTGCCCGCCTTCGTACAATTCCCGCGCGTATTCTTCATCGCGGGTCCGTCGATTTGGGCATTGAAAACGGCCCTTTTTCTGAACGTTATGCGTGAGCAAATTAGCTTGTGGGGTTTGCCGGATGACCCGATGGACCAGAATTCGTCGGCGCCCGGAATGGGCAACTGGTCCGTTGTTGTAAAACCGACGACATTCGCTGAGGACATGGCTGCGGGCACGATCTGGTCTGTCCCGAACTCCCGGTTTAAACGCTGGGTCGATATGGCGAAGGACATCCTGGAAGACGCGCAACTGTCTATCCAGGTCCGCCGCTACATCGCCGATGATGACGAGCAGCCGATCGAAGGCCAAACCCTGCGTAACGGCGCGCTGGTCGTGGACATCGTCGACAAGTCCGGGTACTTCACGGACACGTCGAACGGCGGTAACCCGTTCACTGGGCTGGAACGCACGTTCGCGCAGTGGGCTGAGGACTTCCTTGATGTGATCGAGGAAGACGTTGTGTCGCCGGAAACCCCGGCGTCGTACAACGTTCCTGGCCTGCGGTTGACGGACAAGACGTGCCCGTACGTCATCTATCTTGAGGGCGAAGAGACGGGTATCGAATCGTCCAAGTTCACGTTCACGCCGAGCACCGCGAAACAAATTGTGGCCGGTGGACACAGTTTCCCATTCGTGAATGAGCTTATCTCGGCTGCCATCCAGACTGCGGGCGATTTGCTCGCAGCGGCAATCGTGGTACCGCCCATTGGTGGCGCGGTGGACGCCGTCGCCCAAATCTTCTACTGGGACACCATCGCCGCCTGGGCCAACTTGGAATCCGCCGGCCGCGCAACAAATGGTGGGTGGGCGAGCCCATTCGAAGTGCTAGCGTCCGGCTCCGACCGGGCGTACACGCTGGAAATGCTGCTGTCGATGCGGAAAGCCCTGCACGACACGAGATCGTGGTTCAGCCACGAAATCAACATCCGGGATGGGGCGCCGTGGTTCGTCGGTGATCAGGGGCGCGGGCATTTCTTCATCGGTGACCGTATCGGCGCCCAGGTGATCGGCTCCACAGTCGTCGGGAACGGCCCGACGGTGCTGTACGTCGATGACCACACCATCTATGTCGACCGCGTCCGTGAACTCACGCTTGCTTGGGATCGGGAGTCTCCGCCTGAGTGGCTGCCCGTCATCGGCGAGAAGGAAAAGAACAAAGACCGCGGGCAGCGTGCGTTGGCGATGATCGCTGACCTCGGATCGCTCGTGCAGCAGTTGGCTGTGCAGGGCAAATAGTCCAGGAGTTTTGATGTCGAAGAAGTCTTCGCGTCCCGTCGAAGTGGATACCTCGCCCTGGTTGAAACCGGGCGAGTTTCCCACCTTGGAGAACACCAACCCAAATTGTCCAGAGGAGGCTCTGCTCCATACCTTCGCCGGGTTGCCCGGCATGAAGGGGGCCCCGCTTCCGTTTCCGATCGAGTACCTGAAAGAGGTCTCGCGTCGGCAGTGGGATTGTGGCGTGCGGCCGATGGACTCGGTGATCCCGCCGGAACGGAAGATCAAGTACCAGCAGCCGAAGAACACTGACCCGCACTGGCTCACCAGTCCGGGCGTGTGGGTGCCGGCGGATGCTCCCGACCGCTCGAAGTTCGATATCAAAGAGTTCGTGGCGTCGCTGCCGCAGGATACGAAGCGGCAGTTGGCGGAAGCGCTCGGGTTCGACACGAACGCGCCGTTGCCGGAGGACGGGCAGATCGTTGCTGGGGTGACGGGGGAGGGCAAACAGCTCAAGACCGGGCCAGTGTCACGTGACGGTGCGTACGTGACCAATTATCCCGTCAAAGATCCGGGCTGGAATCCAGCTTTACACACAGTTGACGAGGTTCTGGAGTACCTGGCGGCCGTCGACGACGCCGAGCGGGAACGGGTCCTGATGGTTGAGCGTCACCTGTCGAAGCGGCCCCGGAAGACAATTTTGGATCGATTCCCCGAAGTGGGTGTGTAGCCCCACTCCGGGGATCGATTGCTACGCGATGTGCCGCCAGGTTCGCCCGTAACGTGCATCGGCGATGCATGACTTGCCGACACCGTACTTCACTGCAAGTGCGGCGTCGCTCGCCGAGCTTGATCGTATGTCGCGGACGGCCTCATCGGTGAGTACCGATTGCGGGTTTCGCTCGCCGTAGGTCTGCCGCATCTTGGAGACCATGTCGTCGACGTTGTCCCGGTTGCTGCCGATGCTCAGGTGCTTGGGGTTGACGCACAGCGGATTATCGCACGAGTGCAGGACCTGCATTCCGGGTGGCACGGGCTGGCCGTTGTGGATCTCCCATGACACGCGGTGCGCGTCGTATTGGCGACCGTTGACGGTGAATTTCCCGTATCCGATGCCTGTACGCTTTTTGGTGCCGCCTCGCGCTCCGCGCCAGATCCAGCATTCGTCAGGGCTGAGATCGGGGTCTACGCGCCACATCAGGCGCTCTCGAAGCGATGCCCCGCGGGGGACTTTGGTGTTCAGTGGTCGGGCGGCGTCGGGGTGCCCGTATTTCTTCCACCGGTCGTAGTGGCCTGAGCAGTATCCTCGGGTACCCCGCGGTCGTATGCATGCGGGAACAGAGCATGTAACATCAGTCATCGTCGAACTCCTCCAAAGTTCGGCCATGCCCCCGGTCTGTTGGCGCAGACGCGGGGGTCTTTCTATTGAGCTTCCAATTCTAACATATTGGCGGAAGCCGAAAGTCGGTGAAAATGGCTTGGTCCGGGGATCCCCTGTGGCTTGCGGATGTTCTCCGCGCCGAGGGTCTGAAAGTAATTGAGCATGACGGCTGGAAATTTCGCGGTCATGGAGATTTCGGAAATGTGATTGGCGTCCTTTGTCATCACACGGCAGGGGGCGGCGAGAACGACTGGCGCATCGTGCAGAACGGCCGCTCCGACTTGCCTGGCCCTCTCGCCCAGCTAGTCCTGGAACGCGACGGTACGTACCGCGTGATTGCTGCTGGGGTCTGCTGGCATGCGGGTCGAGGTAGCTGGAATGGCTGGCCGACGAACAACGCGAACTACAGCGTTATCGGCATCGAGGCCGTGAATAGCGGCACCGGTTCGCAGCCATGGCCGGCGGTGCAGTTGGACGCCTATAAGCGCGGTTGCGCTGCGATCCTGCGCCGCATTGGCCGTGGTTCGGGTGATTGTGTCGCACATCGCGAGTACTCGTCCGAAGGAAAAATAGACCCGTGGGGCATCGACATGAATGCCTTCCGCCGGGATGTTCAGACAATCATTGATCGTAAGGGAGATGCCCCTATGAGTGCTGCTGAAGTTAAGCAGATCCAGGATTTTGTTAAGGGCTTTGTCGGCCCGATCGGTTCTGATGTGAAGGATATCCGGGAGCAGTTGTGCGGTCTCGGTCAGCGTGACGCGGGCGGGTATAAGGGGTGGCCGCAGTTGAATGGCGCGACCCTGGTTGACGCCGTGGCCGAGGTTCTGAAGCGGCTGGACGCCCTTGAGGCGAAGGACTGCCCGGTCATCAACATCCCGGGATTCCCGGACAAGGCCGCCTGACCTCTTTCTATTCCATTCCTCTATTTTCGAAGTGGGTACCTCCATGTCTTTTGACGCTATCCGTGACCTGACTGCTGAGGCTCGTGGCCGTATTTATGCCACGCTGGGTTCGGTTCAGGTTCTCCTGGTAACTCTTGGTCTGCTCAATGATTCTGATGCTGCTCTGTGGGGTGGCGCTGTTGCTGCTCTGGTCGGTTTCGGTGTGGCCGGCGCGAATTCGATGAGTACTTGGCGTACGTGGCTGTATGGCGTTCTTGGTGCTGCTCAGCCGCTCCTGGTCGCGTACAGCGTGTTCAGTGATGCTCAGGCGTCGGCTGTGGCTGCTGTCGTGTCGGCTGCGCTGGGCCTTGGTGTGGCCGCGTACAAGACTCCTGTGATCTGACCCGCTATGTGGGAGGTCGTCATTCCGGCGGCTGCGGGGGTTGTGGGCGTGGTCGTGGGGTTTGTTGCCCCGCGGTCGCGTTCGCTGGAGTCGCAGCGCGCGGATTTTGAGGCTGTGTTGGCTCCGACGCGGGATGAGTTGAGGGACATTCGCGGTCGGGTGCATGAGCTTGAGCTTCAGCATCGTGCGGATACGTTGCAGCATATTCAGGATGTGCGTCGTATCGACGTGCTGGTTGATTATGTGAAGGATTTGTTGGCGTTTATTCGTACGCATGTTCCTGCTCCTCCTCCGCCGCCTATTCCGGATGAGATTTTGAACGAGATTTGATGAGGGTTGGGGGTGATCTTCTGTGACTGCCCCTAATGCTCCTATTCCTGAGGGTTCGCAGGTTCCGGGTACTTTTGCGGCGTTGCAGGATATGACGGCTGAGGATACTCAGGCGTCGTTGACGCAGGGTGCGCGCGTGTCTTATGGGACTGCGCATTCGAATATGGGTGCGCAGTTCCGGGATCCGATTGTAATTATTGAGGGCGCGGCGGATCAGGCTGTAACTGATTCTCAGGCTGCTCTCAATGCTGCCGTTTCGGCTGAAGCTACAGCGGCAGCAGCACTCGAAGCTGTCTCTTATTGGGAGACAGAGTTTGTGGTGGCGTCTGCTGCCGTGGTTCTGGGTGTGAATGAGTTGTTGATCGGCCCGTGTCAGAACGTTCCGGGCGGGCTCGAACGCGTCATCACGGATATGCACATCGCATTTCTGTCGCAGCCGAACGGGTTGACGTTCGAGTTGAAGAAGTGGGATCCGGACGGCACCGTGTCTTCGGTGCTCGGCACATATTCGATGGACGCGGGAACAAACCGACAGAGCTGGGCAATCAATTACAACGTCATCCATCGTGAGCGCCTTTTCATCAATGTGACGAGCGTTACGGGGACTGTGGCGCCGCAGGTGTTGCAGATACTAGTTTTTGGGGCATTCGTTGAAGCTGATTGAAACACTTCTGTCCGGTTCCTCGGTTGAGAACGTGGTTGTCTATGACTATCAAGAGGCGGCTTGGAAACTGATTTTCGACGTGGACGACCTCAGTGGCCTTTTTGATATGACCGCGTCGGTGGATGCGATCCCTGTCATCGACGCGGCCGTGGCCCGCCTGGCGGAACGTAGCGACGATATCCGGAGGGTGATCACTTCGGAGGAGAAGCTGGGGGTCCGCGGCTATAGGACTCGACTGCTGTCTATTCGACGGGACCTTGTGAACTATCCGGATGCTCGGATTTCTGGCGTGATCGAGGTCGAATGAGTTTTCTGATGCGCCGGAACCTGCCCCTTGCGTGGGCGGGCTGGTTTGATGATTTCACGTCGTATACGACGGGCTCGATTCAGCTTCCTTGGAGGCATCTCGGGGACGGTACGACAGCGGACATCACGGAGGATGACACGCTGCATATCCCGTCGAATGTGGCGACTGTCACTGGCGGCGGCGAGTCGTATGCGTATCAACCGTTTACCCCGAACTGGGGTGTCGAGCTGGAGGTGTACTTCCCCGTTGAAGGCTTGGTGGTTCAGAGTTTCGCTATATATTTTACCGACTCTTGGACCACGATCGGTGGGGCATTCCAGAATTGTGTCGGTGTCCGGTTGATGAATGCACCATTGGTGTATAGCGGTCACGTATTTCAGCTTGTGCATTTCTATAGCATGATGTCGGCGGACGACAATCTTAGCTACTGGAGTGCTCCGGCTTCGTTCTTCGGGCAATGGCATACTGTGCAGATTTGGTGCGAGGACGATAAGTGGATCCGTATTTGGATGAATGGTACCTATGTGGGTTCGCAGATGATCCGTCCAGCGTTCCGGTTGGGGCCGGGTCGGCGTTGCCTTCGTTTTGTTAATGCGGCCTTGTGTGATACGTGGATCCGGAAGTTGTACCACTATGATCGTCCGCCGTCGATTCCGCCGAAGACTGTGTGGCAGCAGGATTTCTACGACGATTTCAATGGTCGGAGCGGTAACCAGAATGGCGTGAATGGCTGGGTCCAGTACGGGGCGGATGCTGCCGTAGTTGCGGATTCCTGGTCCACCACTGCTACGACGGAAGGGAACTGGCAGGGGCTGCTGCGGGATACCGGTAACCTGTCGGGGCGTCAGCGTATCGAGGCGACTGTTGGCGGGAATATCGGACCGAACAATGGTGCCGCGAGCGCGTTGATTCTTGCCACGAACACGGCCGCAGACCAGGGGCTTGCCGCGAATATTTTCGGCAACAAATTGTGGGTGTCTAACTGGTCGGGGAACATCGCGACAGCTTCGTTCACGATGATGCAGGATCTCCCGGAGAGCTTCGGTTTGACTGTGAAGTCCGGTGACCGGGTGGCGTTCTCGATATATAACGGTATCGGCTGGATCGAAATCAATGATGTCCCGCAGCTATGTGTTGGCTGGATGCATGGTGTGGTTCCTGCGGCGAACAATTATGCAGGGCTTCGGGTCGGTCGCGGTAGCTCCGGCAATTCCCATTCTTGGAACGATGTCAGGATCTTCTCGGGTCTCGGCTGATTCTCTCTAATTCTGCAAGGCGAGGCGAATATGTCCCTTGGTAATGACCCCATCCCGGAGACGATCGTCCTGGTTTATGGGCAAGACTTCATTCACGAAATCGGCCCGCCCTTGGGGGTCGAGTTCCCGCCAACTACCACTGTCGAACTGATCATTTACGACCAGGCCGGCAGTGTGGTTGCGACGTGGGACGCGACGGTCGACGAGGACATTGCCCGCTGGGAAGTAGATAAAGCGGTCGCGGACACGATCAACATTCCAGCCAGATTCCGTGTGTACGTCCACTATTCGGACGGCTCGGACTACTGCTGGTACGCGGGCCCAGTCGCCCGCCAGGGCTGATCTTTATCGCTTTCTTTCTCGGTTCTTTCTCACTTTCTTTATCACTCGGTGGTGAACATGGCTATCAAAATCGCTGCAACGCGTATCGCTCAGGCAGACGACTACGCGGCCCGTGTCGTATCCCTGTCCCTGCACACCGGTAGCCCCGGATCCGGGCCGACACCCGCGAACGAGGTGACGGGCGGGTCTCCCGCGTATGCCCGCAAGACTGCATCGTGGGATGGCGCGACCGACAACGGCACCGTGGCGACTGCGGTCGGTGACGAAGTCGAATTCGATGTGCCGATGGGCACGGAGGTAACCCACGTCGGCTACCTCGACAGTGAGGGCGACCTCGTCGACTGGGTTGATTCGGCCGATATCACGTTCGAGTCCGCTGCGGGCAAGCTGCGGGTCACGCCCCGGTACACGCAAACATAGGGGGTTGGGGTGGGCACCACTACAGCATCACTGCCCGGGGCTACACGGTGGCGCGCCCCACTCCCCGGAGGCACCGAAGCTCAGGCATTGTTGCCGCGGGCGTCCCGAACGGTTCTCCCGAAGGGCGTCATCCCCTACATCCCGCCCCGGATTTTCGTCGACACCGACTCTGAGGGCACAGCATCCGCTTCGGTTCTCGGGTACACCCACATCTACTCCGACGCCACCAGTACCGGTGACGCGAGCGTGGGGTTGGCTGCGGTCCGCTACTTGACGGTCGACGCCGACGGTGAGGGCACCGCCACTGCTGAAGTGACGGATGCTAAAGGCCTCACGGTCACGACCGACAGTGAGGGCACAGCATCAGCGGATGTCGCGGCCCTGTTGCCGGTGGATGCGTCGGCTGAGGGCACTGCGGCGGTCGAGTTCGGTATTGACGCGTCGGCAGACTCGGAGGGCTCGACTTCTGCGTCGGCGACGATGGTCGGGCTGCTGTCTCCGGTCGCGACATCGGAGGGTACGGCGTCGGTGGAGATTCAGACGTTCGCGCCGTCCGGGATGTTCAGGTCCGGGTCTGGGTCGTCATTCGGTACGTCACCGGCCCAGATCACTGGGTGGGCGCCCGATACAGATAACTATCCGGGGTCGTCGTTGTCCGGCAGTGATCTGGTGGTGCAGTCCGCTGGTGAGGGAGTGGTCCTGAGCGCGTCCATCAGGTTCACGGCCTCCCTTGGTGGTAGGACGATTATTTTGAGGATTCTTCTGGATGGTGTGGAGGTCGCGTCCAGTGGGGCCGTGACCGTGTCCAGTGGTTCCGGGACGATTGTTAATGCGTCGGTTTCTGGCGTGACTGTGGAGGCGGGGTCGCTGGTTCGTGTGACGGCCCAGGCAAGTCAGTCCGGGATGATCAGTTCGGCCAATGATTCTGCTAGTTATGTCCGGGTGACGAAACCTTAGAAGTGTGGAGTCCTCCGCGGGTGCTGCCCCTGAGCCTTGGTTCAGGGGCAGCTTTTCGTGTGTCTGGGGTGGTTGTCTGGGAGTGTGGGGATTTGACGTTCTCCCACGGTTCCCCCACGGTTTGAGTTCGATAACGTGGGTTCACGATGGTTCACGCTTGTTCACTCAATCGGGCAAACCGGCAGGTAGACATGATTCAGCATGAACGACAATGATTCACCGTTACCCGCGACCCGAGAACAGCGGGTTCGGGGTTCGAGTCCCTGATGGCGCACCATAAACACCAGGTCAACGCCACTCCGCCACCACGCGGTAACGGCCAGGACTCGACGCATCCCACGGTTATCCCACAGTTTCCCCGTCGGACTCGCCCATATCCAGAACCTCCACCTCCTCCGTCACGGCCGGTATCTCCGAGAACCTATCCAAGGCCGGAGTGGAGTCCGCCACAAGCAAGGCGCGCTGGATGTAACTGAGTTGGGTCACCTTCGAGCCCGGAGTGTGCCCCAACTGAGCCCCAGCCCGCTCATGCCCGTACTCGTCAGCTATGACAGTCGCCACAGTCTTCCGGAACGTCTTCGGCTCCACCCACGCGAACTTCGAACCCCGCGCCTCACGCCACGACCGCCGAAAATTCGCAGGCCACCGCCAAGTGCCAGCCCGAGACGGAAACACCGGCGACTCATCACCCGGCTCCCACTCATAAGCGCCCATCTCCGCGAGCACCGCCACCCCGAACTTCGGCAAGATCACCGTCCGCTTACCGTCCTCACCGGTCTTCGTATGCGGAACCCGGTTCAGCTTCCCGTTCCTGTCCGGCTTCACCGTCCCGAACACATCCACCAGCCACGGGTCACCCGGACTGGCAGGGAGATGAATATCACACTTCCGGAAGCCTAGAACCTCCCCAGGACGGGCACCCGTCGCCAACATCAGATCACCGATCCGAACCACATCCGGGTCACGCGCAGGACCATGCGTATACGCCTCCGTGCCCTCGATCGCCTCACCCCGCAACCACGCACGCAACTGCGCCCGCAACTCCGACAGTTGCCCTTGCTCCAGAGCCCGCGGATTCTTCCGCTCCCGGCGAATCGCCTTCAAACTCCGCACCGGATGATCCCCCGGCTTGATGGCCCCATGCCGGACCGCGAGATCCATCATCCCGGACACGATGATCCGATGAAACCGCGCCTTCTGCTTCGCACCCGTCGCCAGGATCGCCTTCTCATGCCGGTCATAGCGGGGCGTGTTCAACTCCCACACCGATATGTTCGCGAACGCCGTCTTGATCTTCAACGCATCCGGCTTCACCCTGCGGTCCGGGCTGCCGTCCTTCCGGTACCGCATCTCCGTCGGCTCGATCTCCTCCCGATACCGCTCCACCGACGCATCATCCATGCCCTCATCCAACTCGCACTCAGCCAGCCACAGGTCCGCCAACACCGGGATCTTCGTATCCCGTGTGATGGTCTCGCTGCCGCCGGCCGCGTACTCGTTCAACTCGGTGACGTACTTCTTCAAGGCGGTCTTCGCGGCGCCCTTGCTTTTCCCGGATCGTTCCTTCGGCAGGATCTCGCCGTCGGTGGGGCGGCGCCATCGTGCGCGCGCCCGGTATCCAGTGATCTTGCCGCCCTTGCGTATGGCGGTGTAGCTGATGTCGCCCAACTCTCCGAGGGCGAGTTCTTGCTTCGGCATGAGGTCAGGCTGCTGTCTGGAGGCTGTTCAGGTAGTCGTTGACGGCGGCGCGGTTGTATAGGACTTTGCCGCCGCCGAGGCGAACGAACTTGGGGCCCTTGCGTTGCGTCGCCCAGTTCGCGAGGGTGCCTTGGCTGACGCGCAGGTATCCGGCAACCTCTCGGCGGGTCATCCAATCTTCGGCGGTGTCGATCATCGCTGCCTCAGCTTTCGTGTAGTGTAGTAACTACACGATAGCGTAATCATGCGCGGCGTGGCAGGTGTGTAACACAGCCCATATAGCTACCGATTCGCAATCAGATCCCCCGCGGACTATCAGCCACCCGCCGGGCCTCTGTTCCCTCTTGCTCGAACCCGAAAAGTTCGGTCACCCGACACTTTTCACCCCTCTCAACCTGCGGCAACATAATTGCAGGATTTAGAGGATTGTTATAAAAAGTATTCATGCCAAGCGGTACGCTCTGAGCAACTCGGTACCCGTCGGCAAACACTCCGCCGACGGGTACCGGTCTACACCAAACAGTCGGGGACTGAAGCGCGACACGACATTACGGCCGGGTGGTAGGGCCGGGAATGCCGGAAAACCTGAATACATGCCACCGGGGGCCGGGGGCACGACCATAGACACAATTAGGAACACCATGCCCCACTCCTATCACCGGTTCCACGCCAGCCGGATCCCCGCTTCGGTCGACTTGTCCCGCGTCGGTGTCATCACCCGAACCACCAGCGAACCCTGGACGCACTCAACCGACGACCTCGGCGACATCTGGCGGGAAATCGGCCGCGTCACCGTCTCCGGCGGCGTTATCGAACTGTGGCCCTACATCGGCATAGACGCCCGCGACCTCGAAGTACTGCGCGGCGCAGGATTCGAAGCGTCCTACCGGAAGCCCTCACATGAGACGGGGTGGACGTTGCGCACAGACGGCGACCGCGGGGACTATTGGGAGTACGCAATGTGCATCGAGTCCAGCGCCGACGACTTGAGGAAGCGCACGGAATGGCAGCAACAGCCCGTGCAGGGCGATACGGCAGCGTAAGCCGCCGCATAGAAGACAGATTAGGTGTCGTGGCCGGTCCCGGTGGGGGAGCGGCCACGTTTCCGCTATTTCCCGTTGGTGCGACGACGCGCAACCCGGGGCGGCTCCTCTACAGGTATCCGCCGGCGCCGCAGATCACCGGACTTAGGGGCGGGCTTGGCAAGGGTGGGGTCGCGTTCCTCGTCGGGGATCAACCGCTCTTTCAAGATCTCGATGAGTGTGTCGTTCGGCAGTGCCGCGAGCTGGAGGACTTGCGAACTGCCCTTGTAGTCGAAGTCCGAGGGTTCGGCCAGTTCCGCCGCGATCAGCACCTCCTGGTAGGGGATGTTGAACTCGCGGGCGATGGTGAGGGCGGTGCCGGCGCGGACGGTGCCGCCTTCTTTCCATTTGGTGCTGACGGAGGCGCTGGCGCCGATTCTCTGTGTGAATTGGTGGAGGGTGAGGTGGTGTATGTGGCAGAGGGAGTTGACGTAGTCGATCCAGCTGTAGGAGGCCGGGGGGCTGCTGTCGTTGTCGGTGTCGCTCACTGCGCGGCCTTCCGGTAGGGGTATAGAGGGTTGACTTCACGATAGTAGATCAACCACTTGTTAGTTCCAACAGTTTGACTCGTACCGGCCGTCACATTTACGCATCCGATACGGACAAAACGCGCAGGTCACGGCGCATCTGAGACATTCACATTTCAACCCGTACATCCGTACTGGCACCGTCGCGTTGACGTAACCTGCGTCCGTGTTTACACTAGGGTGTAGAACAGCCACTACACCGAAAGGTAAACACCCCTCATGTCTCGACCCGTCCTCAAACTCCGCCCCGAACCATTCACCCAGCTCATGCACCGTCGAGGCATCACCTCCAAAACCGGCATGGCCCAACACCTCGGCGTCAACCGCGCCACCCTGAGCCGAATCCTCAACGGCCACGCCGACCCCGGACACCGATTCGTCGCAGGCTTCCAACGCGCCTTCCCCGGCGAACTGTTGAACGTCTACTTCACCACCAGCTAGGCGAGCCCCCTAAACGAAAATGCCCGCCCCCAACTGGCATTGGAGACGGGCCAGACACCCACGCACCAAACCGAACCGAAAGGCCGTGGCATGTCCACCACCAACAATACGGCACCCCCCAAACCATCCAGGCTCCGCGCCCTCGCCGACAACGCAATCGCCGCCCTGTTCTGCATCGCGACCGGCGTGTTCTTCGGCGCCATCGCCTACCTCCTCGACTGGTCAAGCACCCTCTGGAGCAACTGATGACCACCCCAAACAGGCTCCGGCTCGTCGAGCCCCACACACCAGACACCCGCGCATGGCTCGAAGCACCCATCACCGTCTACCCGGACCTCGTCCAGGGCTCGGACGAATGGTTGGCAGCACGCCGCGGACTCGTCACCGCCTCGGTTATCGGCGACCTCGTCACCGCGAAAACGCTGAAACCCGCCAACAACGACACATCCCGCGGACTCACCGCCCTGCTCGTCGCCGAACGCATCACGGGCTGGACCGACCCGACGTTCATGAGCGACGACATGTTCCGTGGCATCGAAGACGAACCCCGCGCCCGAGACATCTACAGCCAGCACTACGCCCCCGTCCACGAAACCGGTTTCATGGTCCGCGAACTGGAAGGTGTCCGGATCGGCTACTCACCGGACGGGCTCGTCGACGGCGACGGATTGATCGAGATCAAGTCCCGGAAGTCGAAAATCCACCTCGCGCACATCCTGGCCGGACAGCCCCCGGCCGAGGTCATGCCGCAGTTGCAGTGCGGGCTGCTCGTGTCGGGTCGTCAGTGGCTGGACTACATCTCATATTGCGGCGGGATGCCGATGTGGACGAAGCGGGTGTACCCGGACCCGCGCTGGTTCGAAGCGATCATCGCGGCTTTGCAGGCGTTCGAAGACAACGCCGCAGAGATGACGCGCCTGTACATGGAGCGCGTCGAGGGACTTCCCGTGACCGAGCGGGTCATCGAGCACGGGTTGGTGTTCTAGCCATGGTCTTCGAGGTCGGCCACGTGCTGCGGCCAGCTCTGGAGCGCTTCGTCGAAAAGACCGAACCGGGCGAAAACGGATGCGTCGTGTGGACTGCGGGCACCGCGAGCCAGTCGGGGTACGGGTACTTCTTTGCCGGGCGAACATCCCTCGACCAGACGGGCCGCGTCTATGCGCACCGCTGGTCCTATGAGCACTACGTCGGGCCCATCCCAGAGGGCATTGGAGATCGACCACCTGTGCCGCAACCGGCTGTGCGTCAACCCCAGGCACCTCGAAGCGGTCACCCGAGACGAGAACTACCGGCGCTCCCTCGGCAACCATCGCAAGAGTCAGTGCCCGGCGGGCCATCCCTACTCCGGAGCCAACCTGTACGTGGCTCCATCAGGCAAACGCTTCTGCCGCGCCTGTCAACGACAGGCAGGCATCAAGCATCGAAAAGCACGCTCCCGAAAGGCAATTTGATGGACATCTCCGAAGCCGCCGCACCCAAGAGCGACCAGATCAACGCAGATGATCTGATGTCCGGGCCGCGGGTCGTCACCATCGTCGAAACCCGCCGCGGCAACGCTGAACAGCCGGTCGAGATCGTGACCGCCGAATTCGGGCCCAAACGCCCGTATCGGCCTGGGAAAAGCATGATCCGCGTGCTCATCAACGCCTGGGGTGCCGAGTCGAGTACCTACGCGGGCCGCCGGTTGAAGATCTACCGCGACCCCGAGATCAAGTTCGGGCCGGAAAAGGTCGGTGGGATCCGCATCTCCCACATGTCGCACATCGACAAACGGCTCACCCTCGCCCTGACTGTGACACGTGGGAAGCGGGCGCCGTACGTCGTCGAGCCGTTGCCTGCCGGACTGCCGATGATCACCGACGACCAGGCGCATGAGATCGCAGCAGAGATCGAGACCGCCGCCGACCGCGCGGAACTCGATGCGATCACCGCCCAGTTGAAGACATTCGATCTCGGGCAGCACCGGAACCGGCTCGTGCAGCTTTGGAAAGAACGCGCCAACACCCTCAGCAACGAGGTCAAGGCCCCCACAGAGAGCGACATCCCGCCCGCCGATGAGGGCATTTTCCCGCCGGATCCGCAGGGATAGGCAATGGCTCGCATCGACAACGGCGCCTGGTTGGCCTATCCGAACGTCGGGGACCAGCCAGGCGCCGGCGGGGACGCGTTCGAGGTCCGTTACTTCGGGAACGACGACCTCTCCGAACTTCGTGCCCTCCGCTATTCCAATGACAATCCCGGATTCCGTGCCCTCTACATGGCGCCAGGTGAATCCATTCTCGAAGCCGAGGAAAACAGTGACTAGCTGGGTTGATATGCCGCTCTGCGCGGTCGACACCGAGACGACCTCCGCAGACCCGAACACCGCGCGTCTCGTCACGGCATGCGTCGCCGCAATCAACGGATCCGAGGTCGACTCCCGCACCTGGGTAGCGAATCCCGGGATCGAAATACCTGCTGAGGCGACCGACGTGCATGGCATCACGAACGAGTACGTCCGCGAACACGGACGGCCGCACGATGAAGTGGTCGCGGAGGTTGTGGAAGCCCTGTACGTCGCGTGGGAGTCCGGTCGCGCCGTCGTCGCTTATAACGCGAGCTTCGATTTCACGGTCATCGCGAACCATTCGCCGGGGTTCGAGGTCCGGGGTCTGATCGTGGACCCGTTCACCATCGACCGCGAATTCGACGCATACCGGAAAGGTAAGCGGACCCTCGCGGATGTTTGCGAACACTATGGGGTGCGCCTCGATGGCGCCCACTCGGCCGACGGTGACGCCCTCGCCGCGGCTCGCCTGGCGTGGAAGATGCCGCGCGTCTATCACGTCCTCGCTCTCGCGTCTGCCGACAGTCTCATGGAATCCCAAGCCAACTGGTACCGGGAACGCCAGTACTCCTACATCGACTACCTCCGCCGCAACAACCGGCCCTTCGACGACGTCTCCGTCGAGTGGCCCGTGCGCACCCAGAAAGCGACTGCGGCATGAGCGGCACCACTGCCGGCAACAGCCGCTACTGGCTCGCCCGTGGATACCGGCCCGCCGAACCGAGCCGAACCAAACTCCGCGACCTCATCAACCAAGGCGTCGTCCCGAACCGTCTCGCCAACGGGCTCGGAGTGCACTCCACCACCCTCAACCGGATCTGGCAGGGCCGCGCCAGCTTTGTGCACCCAAACCTAGCCGCAGCCATAAACCGGATCGACCCGGAGACCGCCATAGACCAGTACTCCCGCGGCACACCCTATGTGGACGCGATCATCCTAGACCGCATCATCTCCGGTGCAGACGTCACAGTCGCCGCCGTAGACAAACCCGCATACGCGCGAGCCCTGTACACGGAACACGGCTGGAACCGCAACCAGATCGCCCGAAAGCTCGGCATCTCCTGGACCCGCATCAACCATCACCTGGGGGTAGCCGCGTGAACGTGTACACGCAGATCCCAGTGCAAGATCCGTACCTTCGCTGCAAGAGCAGTTCTATCCGGCGAGCCCGCGGAATTTCCGGGTACACCGATATCACGCCATTGCAGCAGCATTTGCGATGGCTTTCCGGTCTCGGATTCACCGATCAGGCGCTCGCCGCCGAAGCGGGAATCTCCCAGATGGCGATCCGGCACATCCGCATCGGGCACCGCAACCAGAACATCGTCTACACCAGTCGCGCAGTACGCATCCGGACGCTTACCCATGTCCCCACCGCGAATCAGGCATCGTTCCGGGTGCCTGCTCTCGGCGCCGGGCGACGGTTGCGCGCACTGCGAGCGTTGGGGCATTCCAATCGGGATATCGCGCCACTGCTCGGCGTCGGCCCCAACGCGGTATCGAATATCTGCAATAAGCATCGCATCGCCGGCGCCACCTGGCTGCGGGTAGCCGACCTCTACCGCGACCTGTCGCATGTGCCTGGCTCGTCAGATGAAGCGGCGTACCTCGCGCGACTCAATGGGGACGCGCCCCCTATGGCGTGGGACGGAATCGACATCGACCATCCCGACAGTAGCCCCGATTTCGGTGACCCCGACGCCGCGCACGGGGTGGACTGGGTGCGGATTGAACGCGTCGTCGATGGTGTCGATTCTGGGCCGCTCAACCGGGCAGAGAAGGGCGCCGCGTACCGGCTCGCAGCCCGGCGCGGATACACAGCCGCCCGTGTCGCGGAACTACTCCAGGTGTCCGCTGAAGCCGCCGACATCGGGTTGAGGCGTGCCCGAAATAAAACCCTGCGGGAGGCGGCATGACCATCACGTCAGGCACCCGCAGAACGAAACGCTACCGGTACCGGAAAGCCAACAACATCCAGGTATACACCGACACCGCCCCAATCCAAGAACACATCCGGTCACTCACCACCATCGGAATCAACTATCCGATGATCGCCGCCAGCGCAGGATGCACCAAACAATGCATCCGCTACATCGACATCGGCGCCATCGAACGCGTCCGCGTCGAACTCGCCGCCGCCATCCGAGCCACCACCCACCACCCCCACCCGAAACAAAACAGGGTCCTCGGCATCGGCGCCGCACGCCGCCTCCGCGCACTCAACGCCATCGGATGGTCCACCACACTGCTCGCCGACCGGCTCGGAATCGACGTAAGCGGACTCAACCTGTGCGCCCGCCGCAAACACGTCACCTACCAGCGGTGGGCCGAAATCCGCGACCTGTACAACGCCCTGTCCGGAACCCCCGGCCCCAGCCGGAAAAGCATCCAAGTCGCCCGCGCAGCGGGACACGTCCCCCCGCTCGCATGGGACGGCATCGATATCGACGACCCGCGTGCACAACCCGACTGGATAGCGGCCGGCATCAAAGTCCAGGACCGGCCCGTGTGCGTCAACAACCATCCCCGCACCCCAGCAAACACCGTCACCGGGCGGCGCGGACACCGGGCCTGCGCCGAATGCATGCGCGGCCAACGCGAACGAGCAGCCGCCCGCCGCCAACAAACCGCCGCCTAAACCTCCTCGAAGGAACCCGAACACTCATGGCCGTATCACGCCGCCTCCGATTCGAAATCTTCCGCCGCGACGCGCACACTTGCCGCTATTGCGGTGCAACGGCGCCCGACGTGAAGCTCACCATCGACCACGTAACCCCGGTTGCTCTCGGTGGCACCGACGAGCCCGGGAACCTGTTCACTGCCTGCGCTGACTGCAATGGCGGCAAAACCTCCATCGCACCCGATGCTGCCCGCGTCGCCGAAGTGTCAGCCGACGCCATCCGCTGGTCCGACGCGCTCAAACAGGCCGCCGCGGAACGGGAAGCCGAGTACGCCGACAATCGCGCCACGGAGGACAGGTTCCGGGCCATATGGGAGGAATGGACTGCGGGTGGCCGTCCACTTGAACTCCCTAGCGGCTTCGGATTGTCGGTCCGTCAGTTTCTCGCCGCTGGCCTGACGTTCTCCGATTTGGAGGCGCTCGTTGACGTCGCCATGAACACGAGAACCGTCCGCGGCGCCGAACGAGTCTGGAAATACTTCTGCGGCTGCTGCTGGAAGCGCATCGAGCAGGCACAGGTGCGGGCCCGGGAGATCGCGGGCGGTCAGGTGAGCGAGTTCCATGTGCGCGGGCGACATGCCGAGCCAGAGGGAGTGACCCGTCAGATTGCCAGCGGCAACGAGTGGAGCCGTGAACAAGTTCTCGACATCCTTCAACTGGCTTCGAAACTCGGTGGGATCAAAGTTGACGACGCGTCGATTACTCAATGGCACGCGGCGGCCAACGGCGGACGCTGGATGGACAGCGATGAAATGCCCGCCGTCGAATTGGTGCGATACATCATCGAACGTCGATGCGCGGACGACAGCGGCGAGAAGGTGCCGCTGTCGCCGGAGGCCATCACTGAAATGTTTGCAAACCATCGGGTGCTGGCCGGACTGGAATCGAAATTCAACCACTACGCAACGAACGATCTTCCGGTCACGCATGACGTCATTGACCTGATCCTACGGGTAATCCTGTGGGAAGTACTTCCGGCCGACTATTCCCATGACAACCAGCTCGCAACGAACTTGACAACCGCCATCCGTGAAGCGGGTCTCACTTTTGCGGGCGCTTTCCACTTCACGTACACGTTCCTGCGCGGCCAGCTCGACGCCTACACCCCCGAGCTGCTACCCGAGTTCGCGCGCCACTACCTCGAATACATCGAGCAGACCCCGGCAGGGAGTGCCTAATGCCTCGCGAATATGCCCGTTTCCAGTTGTCCATGTGGGAAGACGACGACTTCCTCAACCTCACTCCACCCGCACAGCACCTCTACTTCGTCCTCGCCACCGACCCCGAAATGTCCTACTGCGGTCGCGTCGACTGGCGCCCCACCCGGTTGCGTGTCCGCGCCGCCGGCTGGACCCCCGAACGCATCGAATCAGCCGCGGCGGAACTCGAAGAAGCCCGGTTCGTGCTGTTCGACCCCGACACCGAAGAGGCGTTGGTTCGGGCACTAATCCGCAGCGACGAACTCCTGCGGAACCCGAAGATGGGGATCTCCGTTGTCCGCGCCTACGGGGCCGTAGCCTCCCGCACCCTGCGTGCCGCCGTCGTGACCGAGGTGAAGCGAGCCCACGCCGAGCACCCCGAGTACTCGTCGTTCTCGTCCCCGATCTCAGGTGAGCACCTGGCCCGGTTGATGACCCGCCCGGACCTGGAAGAGCACGGCTACACCAACCGGATTACCAACCACATTGGTAATCACATTGGTAATCGGATTGGTAATGCCGAACCGGTCGAGAACACCAATCGGATTGGTAATGCGATTGGCAATCCGATTGGTAATGCGGATCGGTCCGTTTCCTACCTGCATACGGCAGACCGCATACAGCAGACCTACATACCTCATACCGCTCGCGCGGCAGACCCCGGCGAGCCGGACGCGCCACCCCCAGCGCAAACCAGTCGGCAGCGCAGGCGCGAACCCGCCCCCATCCCCGAGGAGTGGGCGCCAACCGACACACATCGACACAAAGCCGGGCGCATGGGCGTCGACCTCGAACACGAAGCCGATCAGTTCCGTAACCACGCCCTCGCCAACGGACGCCTCCAAGTCGACTGGAACGCCGCATTCCATACCTGGCTCGGCAAAGCGCGTCCACGGCCCGCAACCCACGCCACCCCTGGCCCCCCGGCAACCGCAGGCGACAGGAAACGCGCCGACCTCAACGCCACATTCGACGAACTCAACCGTCAAGTCGCCCACCAGCGGCCACTGATGCAAGTCATCGACGCCGAACCCGCACAGCCCGCCATCGACTTCACCGACTGGAGCGCCACCGCATGAACGCGACACCAGACCCCTACTACCTCGACGCCGCCAAAGCCGTCTTCCAAAACCTCCAAGACTTCGATCTGTGGTTCCCGAAGATCAGCGTCCCCACCGCCGCAGCCTGGGCCAACCACTTCCAGAAGACCGGGTTGTGTGTCGAGGACTTGGTTGCCGGCGTCGAACACGCCCGAGACCACCACAGTCGCATCAACACCACCCGGTCCGAGCAGCGTGGCGAGAAAGCCGAGCAGTTCCGGCCGACGCCGGATGACATCATCCGTCACGCCCACGCCTTCCGTCGGGACGTCCTCGCTCAGTTGCCGAAAGACCGGGTCGACGAAATGGAGCTGGCGAACCACGTGTTCCAGGACATGGGTTACACGCCGCGGGAAGCACACGCGTTCTCCCGTGAGGTCGCTTTGGCGGTCGCGCTCGGACGTACACCCCGCGGCCAACTGGAGCCCGAACGGCTCGACGAATTCAAAGCCCTGTTCGCCGCCAAGAAGCAAGCCGCCCTCGGGTTCCGGGACCGCCGGCGAGAACTTGCCCAAGCCCTCCGTGTCGCCGACCTGTACTCGGTGGAGCGTGCGTCATGAACCGGGTTGACACGGTCGCGATCCTGGAACTGGTTCGCGACTACGACCAGCGCGAGATCACCCCCGACCTCATCACCGAATGGCACGAGCAGATCGGGCATTTGCCGAAACCTGCTGCGGTCGAAGCTGTTCACCTCCACTACAAGATCAACCCCAGTCGCATCGACACCCAGCACGTCATCGACATTGCTGGCGAAATCGCTGAACGGAAACCGTCGCAGCGGCCCATGCGCAGGGCACGTATGGGCGCCTACCACGTCAACGGTGCGTTCAGCGACCAGTGTCCGCGCTGCGGCGCCCAACCGGGCGAAACCTGCACCAACCCCGAAACCGGACACGAAACACACGCACCCTGCATGGTGCGTCTCGTCGGAAAGAAGACCGCGGCATGAACGGCCACATCGACGCCGCGAAAACCACGCCAGGCGACCGCGCGACCCTCCGAAACTTCGCCCGGACACTCCCCGGCGGTCAACTCCGGGAAGCGCTCCTGCATATCGCAGACCTCCTCGACGAAGGCGAAAGCGTGTTCGTGTGGAGTATCGAGGGGGAGAAATGACAATTGCGTATACTGTACACAGTAACGGTATTTTAATACCAGACGCAGTTTCCGGCGACGGATCCTGTAGTTGCGTGGTGGCCGAGCTCGCTCAGGATGCGCCCGTAATGCTGCCCAGTTTCAACGCTGACGGTCGAACGGATCGAATCCGACTGTCTATACCCGAAATCCGTCTTGAATCCCTCTACCATCCCGCGATTGCTAGGAGTGCGCTGTGAGTCTGACCCTGACCGATTTGTTCTGCGGCGCCGGCGGTTCATCGACGGGCGCGGTCCAGATTCCCGGCATCGAAGTGCGGGTGGCTTCGAACCATTGGAAGCTGGCAGTGGAAACCCACAACACGAACCACGCCGACGCAGACCACATCTGCGCGGACCTGTCGCAGATCGACCCCCGCTACTTCCCGACCACTGACATCCTGTGGGCGTCACCCGAGTGCACCAACCATTCTCGGGCGAAGGGCACGAAGAAGCTTCAGCCGGCGACCCTGTTTGATGAGCCGCTGCCGGATGAGGCTGCGGAGCGGTCGCGGGCAACGATGTGGGATGTGCCAAGGTTCGCTGAGGCGCACGGGTATCGGGCAGTGATTGTCGAGAACGTGGCTGACGCGATCGACTGGGCGCCTGAGTGGTCGCCGGAGAAGGGGACGTTGTTCCGGTCGTGGCTGTCGACGATGGACGGGATGGGTTACGACCATGAGGTTGTGTTCCTGAACTCGATGCACGCCCAGTTGTTCGGGGCGGGTGCGCCGCAGTCTCGGGACCGCATGTATGTGGTGTTTTGGCGGAAGGGTGATCGTCGCCCGGATCTTCGGCGGGTGACTCGTCCGGCGGCGGTTTGCCTGGAGTGTGGCCCGGTGCAGGCGATGCAGGTGTTCAAGCCGGGGTCGTCTCCGGTGGCGCGGTATCGGGCACAGTATGTGTTCCGGTGCCCGAATGTGAAGTGCCAGAACCGGGTGGTTGAGCCTGCGGTGCGTCCTGCGTCGGACATTATCGACTGGTCGATGCTGGGGACTCGGATTGGGGATCGGGCGAAACCGTTGGCGGCGAAGACGCTGGCGCGGATTCAGTCGGGGATCGAGAAGTATTGGTCGAACGATGCTCTTGCGGTCCCGGTTGAGGGGCGTGAGGGGAAGCAGGCTCGTCCGGTGGATGGGCCGTTGCGGACTATGTCGACCCGGAATGAGACGGGGTTGGCGTTTATGGCGGAGTTGCGTGGTGGTGGGTCGAAGCATCGTTTGGTGTCTGAGCCGTTGTGCACGGTGACGGCGGGTGGTGGGCATCATGGGTTGGTGACTCCGGCGGGTGGTACGTGGCGGGAGCGGGCGACGAGCACTGCTGAACCGATCCCGACGCGTACTACTCGGGAGACCGACGGTGTGGCGATGGGCCCGTCTTTGGATATCGCTGATGTCCGGTTCCGGATGTTGGAGCCGCGGGAGATCATTGCGGCGATGGATTTCCCGCGCGATTATGTGGTGTTGGGGAATCGGCGGGAGCAGGTGCGGATGGCGGGTAATGCTGTGACTCCGCCGGCTGCGCGGGATCTGGTCGGGGTTGTCGCTGAGGCGCTGGGGGTAACGGTGAGCGGTCCGGAGTCGGTCGCGGCCTGATTGGTTCGGTGTCTGCCCCCGGTTTGTGGTTTGACCGGGGGTGCAGGCTGTTCGTGGGGGTTATTCGATTTGGAGCAGAGAGTGACAACAGGTCGCGCAATTGGTGGACATCATTCGGCGCGGTCGGGGTCGAACGTGTGGCTGACCCCTCCGGGCATCATTGGGGCGTTGGGTGTGTTCGATCTCGATCCGTGCGCAGCTGATCCGCGGCCGTGGGATACGGCGCGTCGGCATATCGCGCCGCCCGAGGATGGGTTGTCGGCCGAATGGGTGGGTCGAGTGTTTCTGAACCCGCCGTACACGGGTCTTCCAGTGTGGTTGGGAAAGCTCGCGGACCATGGGCAGGGGACGGCGTTGGTGTTCGCGCGCACTGAGACCCGGTGGTTCGTTGATCTGGTATGGCGGCGGGCTACCGCGGTGTTGTTTCTGCATGGCAGGCTGCATTTCCATTTGCCGGATGGCGCTCGCGCGCAGGGCAATGCTGGCGCGCCGTCCGTGCTTGTCGCGTATGGCGAGCGTGACGCTGAATTGCTCGCTGGATGCGGGTTGGATGGCACGTTTCTACGAGTCTGCGGCAAAGGGTCGGAAGGGGCAGCGTGACCGGGATCTGGTTCTGTAGCGACCTGCACGTGGGCGGACACAAGCTTGTTGCTGGCCTGCGCGGTTTCGGTGAGAACACTGACGCGCATGATGCCGAGTTGGCGCGCCGTTGGGATGCGGTGGTGCGTCCGGATGATCAAGTCTGGGTGCTCGGGGATGTGATCGGCCGGCGGGGGCATGAGGAGGCCGGGCTCGCATGGATTGCGGCCCGGCCCGGTGTGAAGCATTTGATCGCCGGGAACCATGATGATGTGCATCCGTTGCATTCGGGCGCGTACAAGGCTCTCCCGCAGTGGTTGACGGTGTTCGCGACGGTGCAGCAGTCCGCGGTCAGGAAGTTCGCGGGGCAGCGTGTCCTGCTCAGCCATTTCCCGTACGCGGGTGAGGGCGGCGATCACACCGAGGTCATCCGGTATCCCGAATGGCGTTTCCCGGACGTCGGGCGTTGGCTGCTGCACGGGCACACGCACTCCTCGGTGAAGCAGCGTGGCCGTGAACTGCATGTGGGCGTGGACGCGCACGGTTTGGCGCCGGTGCCGTTGAAGTGGGTCGAAGAACGAATCACGGCGGGAGCGGACGAATGAGCGAGCGGACGGTAGCGACTTACGGCGAGTGGGACGAGTACGCGAATAATGTGGTCGACCCTTGCGCGCGTGCGGTCGGTGTGTTGGCGGATGAGATCCGGGGAAGGGTCGGCGGCAACAAGCACGTCCCGATCTGGCTGTCGGAGGAAGTCGAGACACTGACTGGCTGCGGTGACGGCTGCTGTTCCGATGAGTCGTGGTCGTACCTGGTCATTGAGGCCGGTGAGTCGCGTGCGCGGTTCATCGACGACGAGAACGAGTACCGGTATTGGTTGGATGGGCCGCTCCGGTGGGCCGAGTTGGAGGCTGTGGAGCGTGCGCGGGCCGAGCAGCGGCGTGCGAACGATGCCGCGTTCAATGCTGTCGTGATCACGCCGATCCTGGACGTGTTGCAGCAGGTCGAAGCCGACGGGTACGCCAATGACGGCGAGTGGCATGACCGGGTGATGGATGCGCTCGGGGTCGGCGGTGCCCGGTACAGGCAGGGGTAGGTGAGTGGATGAGTAGACAAACGAAAACAGCCACCCTTTCGGGTGGCTGTTTCAGGGCCGGTGGTAGGTGACCCGAGCGTTCTCGGCGCGGAATGTGCGCGGTCCCCGGCGCTTGTCCCGGCGGGACATGGGGCCGCGAGCGTTGGCTTCTTGTGCCATCCGGAGTTCGTGTTCCCGGGTGTTCCGCATTACCTGGGTGATGATCGGGTGGAAAGCGGTCTCCCAAACGATGTCCTCGATGGTGGGCTCTGCGTCGAATTCGGCGAAGAATGCATCAATCTCGTCCATCTTGCTCTCACTCTCTGTAGTTTTCGTGCCTGCTGATGCTCCAAACGATACATGCTCCAAACGATACATGCAAGTGGTTTGTTGTCCCGATTGGAACATGTAGCATTTGGAGCATGACCTGGACTCCAGAGCAAGCCGAAGCAGAGCTAAACGCCTGGCGCGTCACCTACGAACGACGCGACGAGCTGGTCCGCGCAGCCGATGCGGCCGGCGTACCCATCAACCGAATCCACACCCTCATGGGACTCGGCCGCAACACCGTCTACCGCATCCTCGGCAGACTCTGACGCAAACCAGCTCAGCTGCCCGCGGCCCGTGCTTCCTCGAACCAAGCCCCGTACGGGTCCTGCGCGCGTCCGCTGATGCGTTCCCGGCAGTCGGGGCAGAGCATGCGCCCCTCGCCGGCGGGCTGTTCGTAGCATTTCTGGCATAACGGGGGCTGGTCGCTCATAAAACGTATTCTAGTCGATGCTGGTGAATGTTTAACGCGCGCCCATTTCCCATTTCGCGCCCATTTTGGTGGTTTGACTCGGGCGGGAAAATTGATTCATGACCGAAACCGGCGCTATTCAGGTGGATCGTTCGGGTTTCCATGCCGCTCTTGAAGCGTTGATGATGGATGACCCGCACCCGAAAGGTTATATTTCTAATTCTCCTGCTGCCCGTCTTGATCGTGCTTTGTGGGCGTATGAGTGGGCGCGCAGTGAGTTTCCGGTGACTAAGCGTCCTGATGGTCGTTGGTCGCAGCAGTTGCCTCCGATCGGTGTTGCGCGGAGTGCGGTGTTGGAGAAGGAAGCCCGCGATGAGTGAATACCGGGCGGACGTTCGCCAGTTGACGCGCGGTACATGCAGTTTCCATTGCGGACACGGGCACACGTTGTGGCGTGTGTTCTTATTCCGGCATTCGGGCAACGATCTGGTGGAGTTGATCCAGTACTCAGATACCGATGAGTGGCGTTGGGCTATGCGGATGGCGGTTAAGCAGGTGCGGGAGGCGAACCGGGATGTCTGACCTTGCAGTACGGCCGCGTTGGTGGCGCCTCGACCCACAGTCCCGTGTCGAACTCCAATGGGGCGACGCGACAGGCCGCGACCTCGACGACTTCACCGCGATGCCTCCCAGGATCATCTACCGGCCTCAGCAGTGCATAAGTCTGCGACCGTACAGGGACGTGCACTATTTCGGGAACACCACGCGGATTTGGGGCGCCTGGGAGGTGTTCGACCTGCCCCAAGACAGGAGCGGGGACGGATCGCTCTGTGGGCGGACGGTCTTGGTGGATGGTGAGGCGCCGCGGGTTGAGGTGTTCGCGTTGCAGCCGTCGACGGTTGGGGATTGGTTCTTGGTCGACGATGATTCTGCGGCCTGAATTCGTGGTTTGACTCGCGCGAGAGAATTAGTTGTATCGCCGGTATTCAGGAGTCCGGCATTCCCGAAAGCGACACAAGCTTATGTCTGCGACATTGACAATCATCGGCGGACTGACCGCGCCAGTAGAAATCCGATTCACTCCGGCCGGTAAAGCGGTAGCCAACTTCACGGTGGCGAGTACCCCACGCTACTTGGACAAGAACACCAACGAATGGAAGAACGGCGAAACCCTCTTCCAACGCTGCAACATTTGGGGCGAACCCGCTGAAGCACTCGCGGAATCCAACCTGGACAAGGGCACGCGTGTGATCGTGACTGGCCGGCTGAAGTCCCGCAGTTTCGAAACCCGTGAGGGGGAGAAGCGGACCGTGCAGGAGTTGGAGGTCGACGAGTTCGGGGTGTCGACGAAGTACGCGACCGTCAAGGTGACGAAAGTCAGTAAGGGTGGCGGTGGTTCGCGTGCCGCAGAGGATCCGTGGGGTAGTAGCCCGCAGGGTGGTTCGTTCACCAGCAGCGCGCCCGACGATGAGCCGCCGTTCTGACCGCCGCTGACATCAAACCACCCATTTACCAGGAGAAACCAAAATGAAGCACGCCATCCTTCCCCGTGAACACATGAACCTGACCGTCCGAACCATGCAGGTCGGCGAGTCCGGGTTCGCTCCCATGTCCGCGCTGGGTTACGACGAGGGCGGTCGGGCATGGCTGGCCGGCAGCGCGCGCGTTGGCGGCGAGTCCGCTTTCAGCCCAGTTGAGCCGCTGATCGGAGTGAATCGCGACGAGTCCGGGCTTGTTGTTGTGGTGTTGCCGTCGCAGAAGTTCGATTACGTGAAGATCGACTACCTGGACCAGGATAGCGAGCTTATCGAGGTCGCTGAGGTGCATGTTGCCGGAAAGTCGGGAGTGTTGTTGGCGCCCCGCGACGTACTGAAGTCTGCGATCCGTTGAACTCGACTATCTGGCCGTTGTTGACGTGGGCGGGCGTGATCGGTGTGCTGGCCGTTCTCGGGTTGGTGACCCCTGCGCCGTGGCGGGACTTGTTTTGGCTGTTGGCGAAGTCGATGTCGGCCGTGTTGGTGTTGGCGTTGACGGTGGCCGGGCTGCTGCTGGTGGTGACGTTGTGAGGGACGACCAGACGTTGCGTGACGGTGCCGCGGAGTTCGTGCAGCAGGCGGTCGCGGCGGAGAAGGCGCGTGTCGAGCACATCCGCCGGCAGTTGCTCCAAACCGATTCGTGTGCATCCTGCGGCGTCGTGGTGGGGGATCAGGTTCGGCATGTCGAGTGGCATGAGGAGCAGCAGAAGTGGAGGCGTGCCGTGTTCAAGACGTTCGAGCAGTTCGCAAAACCGAGGAGAACAGAGTGAGCGGCATCGAGCTTTGGACGGTCAAGCACATCATCAACAACGTCGAGACCGGTGACGGCTGGAGTTGGAGTGATGAGGCCGCCCGCCTGTGGGAGCTGGAACCCGAGCGGATGAAGGCGTTGAAGGCTGATCTTCGCGAACACGGGATCCGGGCGCCGATCGAGGTCGCGCGCACCGTGGATGGTCGTTTGCGGATGTGGGATGGGCATCATCGGGTGATCGTCGCGGCCGAGTTGAGGTTGCCGACGATTCCCGTGCACTTGAATCAGGAGAAGAACATGGACGGTCTGCCCGAATTTTATCGGCGCGCAAGCATGTTCGGTGGCGGGCAGTTGCCGCCCGAGACTGGCGCCGGTGCGGATCCGATTAACCCGAATTATTACTGCTTCCCGAACGGCGCGGAAGCAATCGATATTACGCAGTGGTTGTCGGCGTGCGGGTCTCAGGCCGCGCAGTATGTGATCCGGGCGACTCGGATCGACGGCAAGGTCAAGGGTGATCCGATCGAGGATTTGACCAAAGCGATTTGGTTCCTGGAGCGGGAAGTGTCGCGGTTGAAGAGTCTTGAGGCTGCGGCGTGACTGAAACGAACTATGCGGTCGCGCCGGGCGAGTTCCTGGCGGAGTGGATGGAAGAGAACCACGTCGACCAGATGGCGGACTTGTTAGAGGCCAGCCCTGGCCTGGTGTACGAGTTGCTGGACGGGTACGCGGCGGTGACCTTCTCGCGGGCGGAACGGTTAGAGGGTGTGACGGGTATCCCAGTTCGCGCGTGGCTCAGGTTCGAGGAGCAGTATCGGGCTGATCTCGCGCGGCTGGCCGGGCAGGAGACGGTGGCGTGAAGGTTTACTTGGTGCATGAATACCTCGGGTACGGCGAGGAACCGGTGCGGCACGTGTTCGACAACCTGGAGACGGCTGAGGAGTATTCGCGGCTGATCAACCACGGCTCTACCGACGAGGTAGGCGAGTGGGATGTGCTGTCTGGTCTGCCTGAGCGTTGGGAGGTGTGGACGGCGCGCGGCTCGTTCTGGCTGGACGAGCTGGAGGTTGAGCCGTCGTTCTCGTCGTCGTCGGAGATTGTGTGGGAGGAGCCGGCGGATGTGTTGCAGTCGCGGGTGCATCGTCGCCGTGAACGTCGGGATCCGTACACGCTCTCGGAGTTGATGGAGATGCGGCGTACGTTCCAGTATCTTCCAGCATTCGATGCCGTACGTGAGGTGGGCCCGTCTGAGGTGCCGAATCATTGCGCGGTGGTCGTGTGGGGTGTCGGCCGTGACCGGGTTGAGGCTGCGTGCCGGGAGAAACTGGCAGAACTGAGAGCTGAGGCCGCGGCGTGAACGTCCTGTTGTCGGCTGAGGTGGATCGACTTACTGGGATCATCGCGTCCACTCTTTCGGGGTTCGCGGACATCCTGCTCGGTATCCCGCCGTTCGAGAGTGATCGGGAGTTGGCCGGCGAGATGGCGGCCGACATGGTGATGGGCTGGTCTGCGTGGGCGGTGATGGCTGACATGTCGCAGCCGATCGGAACAGAAACAAACGAGAGTGTGGAGACAGACTGATGAACCCTGATTGTGTGTTCTGCAAGATCAACCGAGGCGAAGCGCCGGCCACGATCGTCGACGAGTGGTCCGACGCCCTCGCTATCGTCCCGCTCGGCCCAGTAGTCGACGGCCACGTCCTGGTGATCCCGAAGCTGCATGTCGCCGACTTCACCGAGGACCCGAAGGTCACGGCCGCGACCATGCGCCGGGCCGCCCAATATGCTGCTGGCCGGCATGATTCGGCGAACGTGATTACGAGCATGGGGCGGGCTGCGACACAGAGCGTGTTTCACCTGCATGTGCATGTTGTTCCGCGTGCCGAAGATGACGAGTTGATGGTGCCGTGGGGGACCGTGTTTGGGGATGATCCGCAGGCGCCGCATTGGTGTCGGGTGGCTAA